TGCCTCTAAGTCTTGCATAAGACTAATTAGATGTATCTTCATATACTCTATGAACCTACTAGATTTAGTTTGTGTGGTCAAAGTAACCCTCCGCCCACAGACCTTGCAAGAAACTAACAGCGTCTTCTAGGTCTTTCCTCAAAGGTTGCTTGTCCATTAAATCGGACGGGGTCCTAAGATAGAATAACTTAGCATCGTGAACAGCATTAATCATTCTATTTAGATCGGATTCAGTATAACCTAGCATAACTCATACTCCATATCCCAAGATACATCAGGCCATTCCAAATCGTATCTTAAACTATCTACTGCACCTAAATCGTCTAGGTGTAGATTAATTTTCTCGTGTGCTTCTTCCTCATTGTTAGCAGATACACTACCTGCTAATTTAATTACAAAGTCATAACTTCTCATAGGTAGTCCTCATCTCCTTCTTTTAGATTATAGAATTTATTAAACTCATCTTGGATAAACCTATCTCCTGACATTTCAGCAAATTGTTTATCTGCATAATATTGACCCTCGTCAAGATTATTATTAATCCAGTCTTCTAGCAATTGCTCTGCTATATCTTGATAGACAGCGTCAATTACCATTTGATTTACATCTTCTAAGAAACTAGCCATTTAATGCTTCCTCCTGTGTGTAGGTTTTCTGATTTGCTAATATTACACTATGGGTCTGACATTCTGCCATTTCCACTTCATTCTGCCAAGAACCCTCATTGCATTCAGAGCAGAATTCACCGCAGTCATTCTCGCAGTAATCTAATGTATCAAAAGATTGGCAAGCATAACAGCGATTCTCATATTCTAGAATAGTTTTAACATCACCACGGACAATCTCATATTCCCCACCCCAACCTGTTTCTTCCTCATACTCTAAAGTAAGCAGGCAGTTAGGAACAAGATTAGATAGTTTAGTTAAGATAGTTACAGCAGGTGACCAAGCAGTCTCATACTTATATACAACCCAGTTGTCATCACCTTCTGATTTATATTCAAGCAATTCTGTATTTGGATATTCATCACCGTCACGGACGGCTACATCCCATTTAGTTCCCCAGTTGGAATTATTCCAAGAATACCAATCCTTCTGAGTCTTAGCAAACTCAACAGATTTGCGGAACCAATCAGGGTCATTCTGAATATCTATATCACCACGAGAAGGCTGGCAGGCATATTCCTCATCAGTAATACCGTCATCCTTATATGAGTGGATATTAAAGAAAGCAAAGACAGGATTAGAATAAGTTACCTGTTCAATTTTGGTGGGGAAACCCATAGAAGAAATATCACCCATACCAAATGTCTCCTGTGCTAATGTAAATGGAGCATTCAATCTATCTTTAATCATATCTACCTCAGACTTAGGTCCTTGGATAGTTAATGTGTTGTAACACCAATTTGGCATTTTATATCCTTTCGTTGATATGTTCCAATTATACAATGGACCACTGACATTTGGAATAGTATTTGGGTGTGTTTCACACCACATTTTATTCAGAATGTGGTCAAGATCACAAAATTCTAGGGCTTTTTATATTGACGTCGTAAAAGAGATATGATACCCTCATGTCTTTGTGGGCAAAAAGAAACCCCCAGCTTATAGCTGGGGGGTATGAATATGGCTGCTGATTTCCAACGAAAGAAATAAACCGCTTTACTTAGCACCTGGCCCGTAGACTAAATAGATGCACCATTTCATTTCTATATTAAAACCAGGACCAAGGTCCTTGGATTAATTATACCATACTTGGTTGACTGGAATGCTTAGCAACAAATGCATCCAGCGATTGGCTGAAGACCTCTGTCTGCAGGTCCTCTTCCATTAGGGTAAACGTTTTTTCGGCCCAGTTAATAATAGGGACCTTGTGCTCGTTGTCACCTAATTCATTTACATTTAGGCCCCAACCTGTTTCGCTAGCCCATTCTTCATTTACCAATTGGCTAACACAGATACGTGTAGCATATGATTCATCGGACCAGCGTGGACGTGCCTGCTCCACAGCATTGGCTAGATTCTCTAGCATTCGATGTCCAGCCCAGTGGCCGTATAGAAAGATTGTATCTCCCTTACGGTCTTTAAAACCAAAGTTTGCTCTATCGCCCATTTTATTCCGCCGTTTCTAGTATAGGTGCCGCTTCTTCTATTTTGTTTAATTCTATCACTTCGTATGAGACCTTGTCAAGGGCCTCTTTGTTCTTATTGAAATGGTGCCCGCAAAAGAAAAGCTCGCCATCCATAAGTTTAATTAGATACATTGCCTGTGCCGTGCTGCATTGATCACAACCAATCCAGCGATTTAGATCTTCGGTTGTCATAGTGACCCACCTTCAATCATTTCTGAAAGACGGTCAAGAATCCAAGAGTCGATGTCAGCGATATCAATCTCTGCCAACTTCTCCATAATCTCTTCACGAGCAAACTTATACCCGTCCTCAAAACCATCCTTGTAATCTGACATTATTTCTCCTTGTATCCTGTCGCTTCTCTGTCTGACCAATATGATTCGGATAAATTATACTTGTCACGAATACGACTTACTTTCTCAATACTACCAGTTCCAACATTGAATGTCAACGGTGGCATAAATTCTGGGTCGAGCCCTGTGATTTGTGCATCCCAATAAGCCATCTCAAGAGATAGCCTATCGGGAGCAGTCAACTCGAAATACATTATGCTTCCCTTACGTGGCAAACTTCGGTGTCATCAATTGTGATGTTACCGTTATTTGAATCGGCGTAAAGAGCATCTGTGACTTCTGAATCAAGGTCGAGGTCATAATCATTCTCAAGAATGTTATATGTATATGTTCCGCTAACTTCGAGAGTTGCAGTGAATAAAACTTCTCGAACCAATTCGATGCCAAGGGCTTCTGCGATTGAACGTAGTGTATCCTTGTCATCTGAATCTTCATAGACTTCAGTGATGATGTCCTTGACTGTATTAATCTTGTCTTGGTAGACGCCATTAGTTTTCTGTGCTTGACGTGCATTGTGCAAGTCCCACTCAATTGATGTTACCTTGTCAGTTGCATATTCTGCATCTGAATAACCACGGATTACTTTGTAGGTAACCAATAGGTTAGGGTTATATGTATCGGGAACTGTTACTGCTGATGTTTCTGTTGTTTCCATTTTTTCCTCTTCCGTTGGTAGGGGTGAATCTGTATACGGTATTGTAGCATCTTCCACTGACAATAATGTGCAATTGGTCCCACATCTGCATGTGAGGTCCATCACACCGTTTGGCCATCCATAGCCATCTTTAAATGTGTATTCGATTAATGCGTCACAGTCGCCTGTGCACACCCAGGTATACTTCTGATACTTTGTCATTGCGCTATTGTAGCAGTAGCCACTGACATCTTGGACTGCCATAGGGAGCAGTTGGAATCAAGGCGGGAGCCAAAGACTCTAATGTAATCTGATATATCCTCAGTCTTATCAGTAAGGCAAGACTTAACAGTATCTACTGAGATAAAGACACGTCCATTCCATAGACCCATAGCGCCGATGTTTGTTGGTACTTCTAGGCAACCATATGTATCTTGTTCCCAGCCAACACCCTCTGAGCATACGAGAGCATATTTAGGATCCCCAAATACATTCTTCTCTTCTAATTCAATAAACAATAGATTATCTACTGTGCACTCAGAAAAGTCTGAACTGTATTGTAAGTTATATATACCATTTGCAATTGTGGCAAGCTTTTTGCCGTCCACTAGTGTTCCAATGTAACCTTTAGTTCGTGATGACATTTTATACCTTTCGTTGTTGTATATGGAGTATTGTACACGACCCCACTGACATATGCAATAGATTTCAGGGGATTTTTTATGTGAGTCGTAACACAGTTTTAGTTCCCTTAATACTGCGGGCGTCTCACATATTGATATGCGACCCATAACGGACTTGAACCGTCGGCCTCTACCGTGACAGGGTAGCGCTCTAACCAACTGAGCTAATGGATCAAGAAAAAATTGTGAGCAGTTTTGAATCTTGCTCAGGATTTATTTATTTAGAAAGCAGAAACCAATTTCTTGATTTTGTTTTTCTCAGCAGTTAGAATTGGGTCAAAGCCTGATGCACCAGCCATTAGTGTTTCAGAATTGCCACGACCTGAACGATAGTAATCAAGGCGCTCAGTAAGTGCATTGAACGCACCCCATTTAGTTCCCTTGATGTTAGCGTTAGTTGGTGAGTTATGATACAACTCATCAAGCAGGACAACCTTATTCTCCCACTTAGTCAATGCAACCTTAGCAGAATCCTTATCTGGCTTAGGATAGATTGTCTGAATCAACTTAGAAAATTCAGCATCAGTAATTGCCTGAGAGTAAAGTGCCTTTGCTTCAGTTTCGAATTCATCGAAGTAACCAAGAGCAAGCCCAAGAGTTTCACGAGCAACTTGAATACGACCATCAACAGATTGTGTATGACGAATCTTGAATGATTGCTTAGCATTACGCATTGCAAGGTTCAATGTATTTTGACAGACAACACGAACAGGAGTAACCGCTGCTTGAACGGCAACAGAACCATCGTGTGAAGTCCATACAATGAGATAAAGTTTTGTCTCATCGTTAGCGCCTTGTGGGTCAAGAACCATTGTGCGTGGAATATCTACAGTTCCGAACACAACTTTGCCCTTCTTTAGTGAGCCAGCAGATTCCCAACGGCAATCAGCATTGGCATCGTGAATTGCATCGGCGAATGCAAATAGTTCCTCATTCTGAACTGGCTTGTAACGCTTGCCAACAGTTGCGAGAACATCAGTTCCCTTATTGAATGGGTTATCACGAATAACCAACTGAGCCTGAGATACATCATTCCAAGATTCTGAAATGTGGTCGGTGAGTGGAGATAAGCGAACATTCCAATTTGCTAACTTTGCTTCTTCAAGCATTGTTGCAGTTGTAACTTCCTCATCTTTTGTAAAGATGCGATTTGCAAGGTTGTGCCAAGCAGGTGCGCCACGGAGAGCGAAAGCAACTTCGCCGTTTTCCATTTCTAGATTGTGAGCCATATATTTTTTACCTTTCGTTTGATTAGTTGTAAGTATAACAGACCCCACTGACATTGTCTAGGATTAGTTACAATATGTCCGAATTGATCAGTGTGATTAATCTCACAGAATTTCAGGGTTTATCCACAGGTGGCCGTAACGCTGTGGATAACCCCTCACCATTGGGGGCCGAGCTCGGGATTAACTCCCGAATTCGATCCTTGTAGCCTTGCTTAGTAATTGTTTATTGAAGTTCACAATAGATTCATCTAAGAACATTGCGGTTGTCTTCTTTTTCTTTACGTTGTCAAAAACGTAAGCATTTATTTTGCCGCTGAATTTATTTAGATTGCTAAAAACTAATTCAGTTAGGTATTCCTTATCAACACCTTGCTCAGAATAAATTGTTACATCATTGAGTTTGTTTGCGTCATAGATTTCGACACGATAGCGATTTGCCATTTGTTTTGCCTTTGTTAGTAGTTTCCCGAAGGAGAGCAGTTTGGCGACTTACTCAGGTCGTTTGGGTTCAGGTGTCTAGACTTTGTGTGCTAACCCCCCAAAACCTATTTAGAGATACTTAGCAATTTGCTTCATAGTGGAAGCATTTACTGTTTCCTCATCTGTCATCTTGAGAATTGTTAGGGCATTTGTGATGTCCTCTTTCATCTCACGATACTGATGCTGATGGATAACCTCAAAATCCTTTTCAGGTTCAGCAGGGAAAGTTCCCTCTTTTGTGATGATGTCAAAATCAACATTGAGAGTGTTGTTCCAAGCACGATAGTTTGTGCGAAGGTTCTCAGCCTTTGAGAAGTTGGCAATAGCCCACTTACCAATTTCCTTGCGCCACGCTTCTTGCGCTTTGCCGAACTTTACTTCCTTTGCGGTCTGTGTGTTGTAATCGTTTTCTAGCGTTGCTAGACGAGCCTCTAGTGCCTTGATTACTTTGGTCGTTGCGACCTTTACTGTGATTTGTCTGCTCATTTATTTATTGCCTTTCGTTGGTTGGTTGTTGTTATGGATAGTATAGCAGGGGGGTCTGACATTTCCACCCGAAGGTGGAGAGTTCTTACTTACGACATTGGACTAGAACACTCTCTAAACTGTCCCTGTTTCGTTCTAGGTTATGCGCCTAGAAGTGTTTTAGCAGATACTGAAGTCCAGCGAGTTTCTTTGCTAGGCATTTCTAGCAAGACACGCACCGAGCCAGATGCTTGTGGGTGTATCTCTTTGATAACGCCCGTCTTTTTTGACTTTAGGGTGGTGAATAAATCGCCAACCTGATACAACTTGTCGTTGATTGTCATTTTTGCCTCTTTTCTGTGTAGGTGGTAAGTATAACATTGGGGTCTGACATTTGTCTAGCCCTATCTCACTATTTGAGAAACTTATTGTGTGACCTTAGTCACTTTCTTGTAGCCAAGCGTCTAGGTGGTGCTGTTCGACAATAGCCGATGCAGGTGCAAACCTTTCGCCTCGATAGAATACGCCTTCAGGCATTTCGATCTGTCGGTTGTAGTCATTTTCCCAATAGGCGTCAATAGCCTCGATGCAAGGCTCGACCATAGATAGTGGAACGGGCGGGTAATGATTACCTTGTAAGTGATAGCCAATTGCTACTTCTAAATCAAACTCATTAGATAAATCTAGTGCAGTATTGTATCCCATTGTTAGTTTCCTTTCGCAATAGTTACTTCAGCCCAAGTATTGTTTTCATTAGCAAGTGGTAATACATTAGACATACCAAGTGCGTGTAGTGTTGCTTCCTTGCACATTTGCTTTAGTGTTGTTTCGTCAAGCGCAATTAGCGCAGGCAATAAACTTGCAGGAATTTTATCCAAGTCAATTATTGCCTCGAATACTACTGTGTGTGGAACTTTGATTAGATTAGACATTGTTACCTTTCGTTGTTGGATAGTAGCAATTATAGCGTATGGCACTGACATTACCTAATCCATCCTCGGCGTGTCGCAGTTTTTGTGATAATACTCACAATTTCAGGGGTTGTGGATAACTCTCGTAACCCTGTGGATAACCCCCTACATATAGGGGCCGAGCTGACAATTGTCAACTCGACACGCCGTTATTCTTTCTCCCAACGATAGGGCACATCATCTTTACCGTCATGATTATTATCAACCTTGGCACCACGCCACACGTACATGGCTAGCACAATTGGTGAGCACAAGAATGCAATTAATAGAATTCCAATTGCAGATCCGATCATGTCAGTCATTATTTTTTACTCGCAGAAAATCTAACATCCGCTTTTCCATAAACGCACAAGCCACACGATACGCAGGCGGACCCTGCATTGCTAATCAGTGGAATACTCTTCATATTTTCAGGACACTTAGCGCCAGGCTTGCCAGTCAATTCTTTCATTGTGCTTTCAGTCACGGCGAATGTCTTCCCTAGGTAAGCAAGACGAATTCCCTCATTTACTTTTAGTTCGTGACCGATTTCCTTATTATCATCGTCGGTAGAATAATAGAGAGATAGGTTAGAGACATCCTTTAGAATAAGCGCTGCAGATTTTACACGAGTATAAACCCAAAATTGAACATCGGGATGATTTTCAATAATTACTTTCCAGGCATATGTATAAGTATCATTGAAGAAGTCACCGTCCCAGTGTATACGGAATAACTTAGGAGCGTCTTTCTTTTCACAATCGGCGATAAATTCTACAATCATCTCATCTAATAGAATAAGCATTGTATCCATATCGGCATTGCGTAGCAATTCCCAATTGTGTAGCAGATTAGTTTTTACTCCAGGGAATAACTTTTCGAGTTTTCCTGCGTAGCAAACGCTTTCACAAATACTAGTGGCACCAGGGCACGAGAAATTTTTTCCAGCAGGTAATCCGAAAGTGTTGGCAATTGCTGCTTGCTTTCCATTTTTTGTGACAAGGTTAGCCACCTTTCTATCGTTAGAGCGTTTCAGTTTCATTGGACCTCAATCGTTGGTTGAATGGCAAGTATAGCAGAATGGACCGACATATTCCAATCCTGGCCCAGCTTTCCAGGGTGATTTTGATCACACCCGTAACGACACGCCCGACCCCGTGCCTATGGGGGCGAGCTGCATAGTTATGCGCTACTCTGAATATTTATTCTTATGTTTGATCTTGCGTGTGTATTTCTTTTTATTGCGAACAGGTTGCGCCGCATTACTGCGACGCAATTCCTGAATTCGCTTTACTTTATCTTGAAGTGAATTTAGGAACATTGTATCCACTCGCTTCGTGAAATCGTTTTACATCAAATCTCGGATTATCAACCGCAAACATTTCCGCAAAATCATTTACGATTTTAGAAAATAAAGCGGGGTGAGTTTTGTCGCTGGCATACTTTAGAATTTCTGCGGTAGCGACATAATCTTTTCGTGTCATCATTTTAGTTGTTCTCCAATTCGTCTAGGTCAAACTCTACATAGTTATCATTTCCGTCATCTTTTAGATTTGTGTAAATAATAATTTGTCCGTCATTATCCTCATCTATTTGGTAATCAGGAGCAATTTTAGCAAGCGCAGTTCTGAATTTGTATCCGTTCATTTTACTACGACCCTTCTACCTTCACGATAAAATAATTTCGTGTAGCATTTTCCGCTAGGTGTGTAAAGATTTACAGTTGAGTATTCATCAGCAAATCCCCAATCCACATACTTAGCGAATTCGGTGTGAGCCTCTAATTCATCTGAGTATTCTCTTACAAAGTGGATAGGCTCGCTATCATTAGCAACAGTTATTTTATACATTAGTTTCCCTTTCGTTAGTTGAAAAATAAATCTTGTTCTTTGCCGAAATCGCAATCGCAAGTTTCGACATCAAAATTATTGTTATCGCCAAAAAAGATTAGACCAGTTGAATTACAATCTGAGCAATCTATTCGCATTACTGAGTTTATCATTATTCATCACACTCGCATTTTGTTGAGTAATCAAATTCGCAATAATAGCAACCCATAATCTCGCCGTGTTCTTTACAAGAGTGGCGGAATTGTTGTTCATCACAACAGAAAAATATCAAATCGTGAATTAGATAAAATTCATTGTGGTCAATTACATCAGATGAAAAACTTTTCATTTATTCACCGACCTTCACCGCAATAGTTGCGTATTGAGTTTTTATTGAGCCACGATAATTTATTCCGATTAGATAGGCTTCAGTTTTATCGCCATACCAAATTTCGGGGCGTGGTCGAGCAGATACGATTTCACCCTCAAAGTGGCGATTTCGTGAGCGATAGTTTTGTCCTACAAGTAGGCTTTCGATTGTGTATAGTTTGGTAGCCATTGGCAGACCTTCTTTCGTTTGTTGTTATGTATGGAATTATACACGAACCCACTGACATTTTCACATTACTAGCCAGTAAGTCCAAATACTGAGACGCTCAAGTCGTGTGATACTAATCACATCAATATGTCCGATTTGTCTGTCAAATCGACACGCCGCAAATTTCACGGGATTTTATAACATTGTCGTAACGACACGCCCGACCCCGTGCCTTTGCGGGCGGATCACCTTTTGTCAAGGCGACACGCCGCTAGTTATTGAAAATCTTTTAGGATTTCCTCAAGCTGATTTATTTGCTCATCGCTAAGATGATCTAATTGAATTGCTTTTTCAAATCCGAATAAGTCGCTCATTCATTTTCCATTTCTGCTAAATAATCTTCGTGTTCAACTAAGCCAATCGCAAATGCTACTGGGTCGCAACATTCTAAAATTTCGGCGGGTGTAAAAGTAGAGTAGCCAATCTTTACGCTAGGGTAAATGTCATTTAGTAAATCAATAAAACTTTCCTTGATTTCTAAATCTTTTTCAAACTGCGATTTCATCTGCGACCTCTTTCCATTCAAAACAATAAGAGTCTGAAACAAAAGCATTTTTCACAACGCTATCAAATAAAGATAACGCCATTTCTTCATCTTCTGCGTCTATGTCTAGCCAAACGCCAAATGTGTATTTTTTCATTAGATAGCACCTTCCTGAAATAAACCAATTTCTAAATCTAGTAATTCATCGGGGGTTGCTTCGGATAAATCTACCCAGCCAGCACCCTCATCATCTATGCGAAAGATTTCTACATAACCCATTTAGTCTGCCTCCTTAGTATTGAATAGAGAGGACATCTTATCATTAGCCTCTGACATTGTTGCGATAGCCTTCAATAGGCTTTCCTTGCGTGTGGCTTCTACATAAGCCTTGTATTCATCTAGTGTCATTTTATCGACCTTTCGTTGTGGTTATAGTAGGTAGTATACACGAGCACACCGACATTATCAACACGACACGCCGTGTTTCAAGAAATCTTTTTTTGTGATAAACCTCACAAAATTCAAGGGGTTCTATAACATTAGCGTAACGACACGCCCGACCCCGTGCCTTTGCGGGCCAGCTTGACTTTGTCAAGCCGACACGCCGAATAACTAGTGTGATTCACGCCACATTTGCTTAGTGTCCTCGATCATCTCACGCCATACAAGGCGGAGCATAATTAGGGCGGGAATACCGATACCTAATTGGACTAGCGTAGTTAGTATGCGATTAGTAGTCATTTAGTATTTCCACCCCACTAATCCGTTTCGCTTTAGATAAATCTTATAAGCCTTATAGGCTACTACCGCTAGAGCGGTGATAATAATAGTGTGCCAAGGTAAGTAGATAGCACCTAAGAAACTATCTAATTCTAATCCGTAGTCGCTATTTATTTCTAATATAAATCCGTCTGTAATCATTATTAGTTATCCCAACTGAGAGCGAATACTCTCGCTAATTCTTCATCATCAACATCATCAAAATCATCAACGGGAGGTTGCTCTAATTCTTCATCATCAAGGTGGCGATATGCGTCTGCTATATCGCTCTGTATGGTATCCCATTTAGATACGCTATTAGTTTGGTATGAGTATGCGTATGACATTAGTTATTTACCTCTACTTTTCTTACATTGTAGGTAAAGTTTTTACCTAGTTTGTTTAGGTCTTTCATTACATCTAGTAATTCATCAGCATTGTTAGCGGTGTTATCTACGCTAAGTAGGTTAGCACCTTGCCATATTGAGTAAGTAATTTTCATTTTATTTTCTATCCTTTTCGTTAGTTTGTTATTTTGTTGAGAGCGATTATTTGCTAGGCTCACCTTTCGGATTATTTGCTAGGCTCACGCTCTAATTCTTTATTTATTTGTATGTCGTAAGACTATCACGACCTACTGACATCTAGCCCCATTTTGGGCTAGTGTCGTGTGTGATTTATACCACACAAGGCTCAATGGTAAAGTCCTCGTCATTTCCGACATAGACCTCGCCCTTGCCGTGGCAATTTGAGCAATAGGTAGGGAGAGAGAATAAGTGTTTTAGCAACGCCTTTCGCTCATAGGTAGTCAATTCGGGGTGGTTAGACTTCACGCCCCCGTGTTGATATTCATAGACAATTTTGTCTAGTGTATTTTGAGTGAGCATTTGATTGCTCCTTTCTTTAGCGGATTTCTTTACCGCTTGTTTTTCTTTATATATTTATTCTAGCAGGGGGGACTGACATTTATGCCCGTTTCTCGGGCGTGTCGGTAAAAAACTTTTGTGAGTCGCATCACACTCACGCTCAGCCCGATAAGCCTATGGGCGCACTATCGGACAAAACGGACATTTATAATAGTGTGTATCATACAAATTAAAAATATATTAACATTTTCTCAAATTTCAAAAAGGGGGGCGGGAAAAAGAATTTCCTTGGATCCATTGACTTGCGAAAATACCAAATGCTATACTGTAAACCTTGGACAGTTTTCGGAGATAATATCAAGGGGTTAAACTCCAAGTGCGATGATGACGGAAGTTGTATTATACAATTACTTTCAGATAATAGCTAGGCCTACTATAGGTTCAACCGATGAATGGCGGATTTATACTCCGATCATTTCGGGGTTCTCTTTTAGAAATCATAAAAGGGGTATAGGGGTTGTATGCTTAAATTCTGGAAGTTATCATTAAAAAAATAAAAACAAATATAAAGGCTATAAGTCTAAAAAAATATTTTATTAACATTTAGTAGAATATGATAAAGCAGTCGACTAGGATTAATATGTCAAACCAAAGCTCATGTTTTACTTACAAGGTAGAAATGATTGTACAAGTATTAGCAGCTGATCAAGCATCAGCAAAACAATTTCTGGATCAAACAGGCGGGTATATAGTATCTCGTGATATAACTCTAATTGATACATCTATAGTTTACCAAGGCTAAATATTCTCTCAAATTAGATATAAGATGTTATATAATTGTCTTATGTCTCCAGAGAAGATATCGATCAAGAAACAAAAAGAACATCTGGCACGTTATTTAAAAGAAGTAAAAGAAAAGAACCCATGTATGGATTGTAAGATATCCTATCCATACTATATGATGGACTTTGATCATGTTCGTGGACAAAAGCATGCAAACGTGGCGGAACTAATCAATACGTTATCTAAGAAACGAATCGATGAAGAAATAGCCAAATGTGAAGTAGTATGTTCTAATTGCCACAGAGCTAGAACACATATAAGAAAAATGCGGAAGGCAGGGTAGAAATGAACTTTTGTACATACTGTGATAAATTATCATATACTTCTAAGCTAACGCTAGAAGGTAAGATGATCTATTACTGTTCAGATCATGCATTGAATATTGTAGTTGACTAGGATTATGGTATAATATTATTATGAAGAAGATATTTGCTTTAATTACGCTAACTGCGACAGCAGTCTTCTCAGGTGTAGCTATGTCTAAATTTTTAAATTGGGCGGGACAACAAGAAGACTTCTTTGATTTTGACCTAGATGAAGATATAGATCATGAAGAGATATAGAATCCTTATATTACTTCCATTGGTCCTAATAGCTACCTATGTACTGGGTATTGTAATACAGATTAAATAGCTCATCTTTTTTCTCCCGCCCTTTTCTGGGGTCTTATTATCGGAGATACCAATTATGACCCGTTAAGGGCTTAGAACCCTGTTACAGGGCTTATAAGGCATATTCTGAAAATGATCATAGATGACAATATGGCTCTTCTTTCGCCGAAGCACTTTTTTCGCACTTATTGCACTATATGTCCATATTGCCCGTATTATATATATCTATCTATAAAAAGAAAAAATCCCATTCAGAGGCGGATCCGAATGGGCTTTTCTAGTATATTGCTATACATTATATAGGGAGACGTTGCCGCCATCACCTACACATCTTAATTGTAATACAGGTTATTTTCTATGTCAAGCATTCTAGTTGACTTATTCTGGTGGAGTAAAAGATGGTCCAGGTCCAAGGAGATATCCTTGTTCATGGTATTCAATCATTTTAGCTGTTTTCTCAGGGTCCGCTTTATTTGCCATAATAGTCATCATGTCATAGATGCGGTGAAGCATAATATAATTGACCATAGGCAGATTGTCTTCTAGGTTCTCAGATGGCTTTGTCTCTTCAGTCATTTTCTCTTCCTAAGTCTTCCCAAAATTTCTCACGCCCCATAGCGTCAGTTTCTAATAAAGCTGTTGATTCAAACTCATATGTTGCAAATGGCTGTTCTATTTTCGGCGCACTTTTTTCGGGCTCTTTATTCATTGATGATCTTTTCTACTAATGCTACAAGATTATTATAGTCGACAATTCCGATTGTTTTCTTGTATGAGCAAGTTAGGCAATATAAAAATATGTTCTCTTCAAAGTCCTGATTGGGATAAAGAGAGCCTTGATCCATTGGGCATAATAGCTCTGGAACAAGGCCCTCTCCCGAAAGAGAAAGGTACTTAGACACGTATTGTATCTTCATGTACCTTCCTTTCTAATGTTTGAATTCCGCTAGGAACTCTTTGTGCCTTGCCCCATTTAGGGAAGACCACGATGACCAATCAGTGCCGCCTTTAGTCATGTAATACGTTATCTCTGCGTTTATTACTGGGTCAAACAATAAAATGTTTGACTTTAGATCAAATTTTTCTTTACGATCAATGCCGAGTTCACCCAACATATTAATCTGAAAAATTCCGTAGGAACTGTCTCCAGTTTTCCTGTTACCATTGTAAGCCATAGGTCTTGCGTTAGACTCTGCCTTAACAATAGCCCAAGCCTGTTTAAGGGCTTTTCCTTCAAAACCAACAGCTGATAGAAGTTCTTTTAGTTCTTCGTCTGTTAGCGTCTCAGAAGGCTTGTATACAGTATTGCTGTACTTCTCTAAGGTTTCTTTCTTTAGTTGTACTGTTGATTTCACAGGTGTTTCTACCTGCAAAGCTTGAGTCGCTGTTGGTCCTGGCTGAACCGTAAATAGAAATAATACTATTACTACTATATACGACCAACTATTGGCAACTTCGCTCAAACGTTGTTTTACTTTCTCCATTGGCATTTCCTCCTCTAGAGATAACGAACTCTAAGCATAACATTAATTCTATAAACCTGTCAAGCCAGTCAACCAGGATAAGTATCAAGTATAAGTGTATAGTTGACCAATAATATTTTAAAATAAAGACTATAAATATTTTTTACTGCTTCCCATATGAATAGTTGTTTGGTAGAATAGGATCTTCACACTAAATTTAACTTAACCGCTAGGCGGAGAAAAAGGTATTATAAAATGTCTAAGACTATTGCAAACCCGTACGAAAATTTCATTGCGTTATCAAGATATGCAAGATGGATATCAGAAGATAATCGCCGTGAGACTTGGGGCGAAACAGTAGATAGATATTTTAACTTTATGCTTGGCCATCTAGAAAAGAACCATAATTATATTCCAAATGAGAAGCTTGTTGCGGAATTAAAAGAGTTCGTATTTGAACGAAATGTTATGCCATCAATGCGTTCTGTTATGACTTCAGGAGCCGCATTGGAAAGAGATAATGTAGCTGGATATAACTGTGCTTTCTTACCAGTTGATTCCCCACGTTCATTTGATGAAACCATGTATATCCTTATGTGCGGTACAGGTGTAGGATTCTCTGTTGAGTATAAGTACATCAATAAACTTCCTGCCGTTCCAGAAACTTTAGAAAAGTCAACTACGGTTATTACAGTAGAAGACTCAAAACAGGGTTGGGCTAAAGCATACCGTGAGTTACTAGCACTACTTTGGTCTGGACAGATTCCAGCAATTGATGTTTCTAAGGTAAGACCAGCAGGAGCAAGACTTAAGACAATGGGTGGAAGATCTTCAGGCCCACAGCCACTTATTAACTTGTTTGATTTTACAATTGCAAAGTTTAAGAATGCTACAGGAAGAAACCTAAAGCCAATCGAATGCCACGACATTATGTGCAAGATTGGTGAAGTAGTTGTTGTTGGAGGAGTTCGTCGCTCAGCAATGATTTCTCTTTCTAATATTAATGATATTGAAATGGCACAGGCAAAGTCAGGTAACTGGTGGGAAGCAAGCCCACAACGTGCCCTGTCTAATAACTCTGTTGCGTATTCACGCAAGCCAGAGATGGAGCAGTTTATTGCAGAATGGAAATCTCTATATGATTCAAAATCAGGAGAACGAGGTATATACAATGTGGCCGCAGCTCAAGCCCAAGCAGCCAAGTATGGAAGAAGAGATCCAGATATACACTACGGAACTAACCCGTGCTCAGAGATTATTTTACGTCCTTACCAGTTTTGTAATCTTTCAGAAGTCGTACTACGTGAAAATGATACAAAGAAAGATATCGAACGCAAAGTAGAACTAGCAACTATTCTTGGAACCTGGCAGTCTACTCTTACAGACTTTAAGTATCTACGTAAGATTTGGAAAGATAACACAGAAGAGGAACGCCTGCTAGGAGTTTCTTTGACTGGACAGTTTGGGCATAAGTTTATGTCAGGCAAACAAGATTTGGTTGCACTAGAGTCATTCTTGATGACTCTTAGAGAAGCAGCAAGAGCAAAGAATAAAGAAGAGGCTGGGAAAATTGGGATTCCTGAGTCTGCCGCTATTACTTGTGTAAAGCCTTCTGGAACAGTATCTCAATTGGTCGGGGTATCTTCAGGAATGCATGCTTGGCATTCTCCATATTATATTAGAACTGTTCGTGGTTCAAAGGGAGATCCAATTTCTACCTTCCTTAAAGAGGTGGGGATTCCAGTAGAAGATGATGTAATGAAGCCAAACGATACATACGTATTCTCATTCCCAGTAAAGGCACCAGAGGGTGCAATTGTTAGAAATGATCTTACTGCTATTGAGCACCTAAACATTTGGTTGGTTTACCAACGTGCATGGTGTGAGCATAAGCCATCAATTACGGTTTCTGTAAAGGAAGACGAATGGATGGATGTAGGAGCTTGGGTATATAAGAATTTTGATGAGGTATCTGGAATTTCATTCTTGCCGCATTCAGATCACTCATACAAGCAAGCACCTTACCAAGAAGTAGACAAAGCAGAATACGATGCACTTGTTGCAAGAATGCCAAAGGATATTCGTTGGGAAGATTTATCTTTCTACGAGACAGAAGATGGCACATCTACTAATGCTACCCTTGCCTGCAGTTCAGACGGAAATTGTGAGCTAGTAGACATTTCTAGTTAAAAGTAGTACAATGTAATTGGGGTAAAACCCAAATTCCTGGGCACACGGCCCAGAAATAGGAGGATCTAATGAAACAAGATCTAAACAATGATGGGAAAGTAACTATGCAAGAGAAATATCTCGCAGCGTTGGCAAGCTATGGTCGTCACTTTTTGGGTGCAGCTATCGCTCTTTACATGACTGGAAACACTGACCCAGGAGACTTACTCAAGGGCGGAATCGCAGCATGTCTGCCAGTTATTCTAAAAGCACTTAATTCTAACGAGCCAGCATTTGGCTTTACAAAGAAGTAAAAATTTAATATCGATTAGGAGTGCCCTTATGGTAAAATATCCATAAGGGCTTTTCTAATTTAGGGGTAAATGTGGCAGCGCAAAAAAATTTCGAAGTAGATCAAAATACAACCTTTACATTTGAGGTTCAGTATCTTGATGAAGACCAGGTGCCAATTCAATTACATTTTCACACCGCAAAACTTCAAGTAAGAGATACACAAGGCGGAAAAAAATTAGCATTCACCCTTGTAGAAAATGACGGTATAGTAATTAACCCAACCCTAGGTAAGCTTCAAATTTCAATATCAGCAGACAGAACAAATAAAATGTTTTATCCAAAATCAGCATACGATCTAGTTCTAATAGACCCAAGCGTTAACAAGACAAGATTGCTAGAAGGGTACATGACCTTAAGTAGGTCAGTGACAATATAATGGCAACACGCTTAATAGTAACCGAAAATAACCCACTCGTTGTAGTAAGAGCATCTGGAGCACCAGGTCGTACAATTATCAGCGGAACGGGAGATCCAGCCAATACCCTAGGAGTACCTGGGGATTTTTACTTTGATACAACAACAACAAGATTCTGGGGGCCAAAAGCTTCTCAGACTAATACTTGGAATAGAGCCCAAAGCTTTATACTAGATAAGCAAATAGCACTAACGCATACATGGGAGCTATCTCAAGTAACAGGTCCAGTAAATGGAGTCTATCAGGTAGTAATTAATCACAATCTAGGTTTTAGCCCAAACGTAACAGTTAAATCTAGCGCAGGCGACATATTAGAAACAGGAATAGACTATAATAGTATTAATCAAATAACACTGACTATGGCACAACCGTTTTCAGGGACAGCACATCTGTCATAAGGGAGAAAGAAAATGGCAAGAAAATTTTTAGTCAGCGTCGATCTCAATAAAAATGAGCTCCTAAACGCTAGAATTCAGAACTTGGGTGCAGCACCATCTAGCCCAGTATCTGGACAAATTTATTACGACACATCAAACTCAACGATGTACTACTACAATGGACTGTCTGCACCAGATGGCCCATGGATGCCAATGTCTGGATCAACAGAAGTTGTTCAAGATATTATTGGAGCATCCGTACTTGCTGGCACAGCGTTAACATCTACATACAACGATACAGCAGGAACAACAACTCTTAGACTTAATGACACAGCGGTAACACCTGGTTCATATGGGTCATCAACAGCTATTCCAACATTTACAGTTGACGCACAAGGTCGCTTGACTGCAGCGGGAACAGTAGCTCTTGCAACACAGCTAGATCTTGGTGCAGATAATGCACATGGTGGATATAAGCTTGACCTTTTAACAGACACAGTAAAATTTGTTGGTGGAGAAGGAATTGACACCACTTATGCAACAGATGGAACTCTTCATACAATTACAGTAGCAGGAGAAGACGCTTCTACCACTAATAAGGGTATTGCATCTTTTAACACAGATGACTTTAATACAACAGAAGGACATGTAGAACTAGAAGATACAGTTGTTAAGACAATTACAACTGATACTGGAGCTCTTACCCCTTCAGCCCACGGAATTTCAATTCTCGGTGGAGAAGGCGTAGATGTAACACACACTGGAACATCAATTACGGTAACTGGAGAAGACGCAACCTCATCAAACAAGGGTATTGCTTCTTTTGATTCAACAGACTTTACAGCCACAGCAGGAAATATAACATTAAACGCTGAGCGAGTACAAGACATTGTTGGAGACATGATTGTCGCACCAAACACTGAAAATGGAATCGTAGTTACATATGATGACACAGCAGCAAAGCTAAACTTTGATGTTGCCGACTTTGATGTACAACTTTCTGGAGATGTAGTTGGTACAGCTACAGTAACAAACCTAGCAAGTATCAATATCTCAACGACAATCCAGCCAAACTCCGTAGCCCTCGGAGATGACACAACTGGAGCTTATATCTCAACAGTTGCTGGAACAGCAAATGAGATTACAGTAGCTGGTTCAGGTGGAGAAACAGCAGCAATTACAATTGGTTTGCCAGATGACGTAACAATTACTAACAACCTTACAGTTGGCGGTAACTTAAACGTAACTGGAACAATTAACTCAGTAAATACCACTCAGGTAAATATTGTTGATAACAAGATTAACCTTAACACCGACTTTACTGGAAATCCAACAGTAGATGCTGGTATTAGAGTAGAGCGTGGAGCAGCTGCTGACGTAGAAGTTCTATGGAATGAGACAAATGATCAATGGACACTTACAAATGATGGAACTAACTATCATGAGATTGTGCGTAAGTGGAAGTCTGATATCACAACAACAGAAGTTGCACCATATACATTCACAGCAACACACAATCTCGGAACACGGGATGTAACAGTAGCAGTATATGCAAACTCTGCTCCATATGGAGAAGTTGAAGTAGATGTTGACCATACATCAGTTAACGTGGTAACATTAACATTTGCAGCCGCACCAACCGCTGGAGCATACAGAGTCGTAATCACTGGTTAAGGAGAGATAAATGTCTGTAAAAAGATTAGTCTCCTTAAATACAGTCAGTTTAGCGACTGACCCAGCAAATCCAAGAATCGGTGACCTATATTTAAATAGCGTTACTAACAAAGTAAGAGTTTATACTAATACTGGTTGGATTGAAGTTGGAGCAGGTTCATCAGGATCTGCGGTATCAATAGGAACTACAGCACCAACAACACCTTCTCCTAAAGAGGGTGATCTTTGGTACAACAACGTTGATCCTCACTTCTATACTTATGATGGAACATTCTGGGTAGAAATATCTTTTGGCCCCGTCGGACCTGTTGGTCCAGGAGTAGCAGCAGGCGGAACCACTGGTCAGATTGCAGCTAAATCTTCAAACGCAGACTATGCAGTTACATGGGTAAACCCTTATACCGATACAAATGCAAAAGATGCCGTTGGAAATGCAGTAGGATCAGGTCTTTCTTACAATACAACTACAAAAGCAATATCAGTAAATACCGCATTAATTGCATCTCAGACATATGTAGATAATGCAGTCTCAGCGCTCTCCTCAACCGCCGCAGAAACTTATGTGCCAGATTCTTTGGTCGGTAACCCAGATGGAATAGCAACGCTAGATGCAACTGGAAATGTTCCTATCTCCCAGCTAGGAAATATAATTGATGGGGCTCCAGCAGTGCTGAATACCCTAAATGAATTAGCAGCAGCCGTAGGCGACGATGCTAATTTTATTACTAATATCACAAACTCTGTTTATGACACAGAAATTGGTATAATAATGGGAGCGTACTAGGAGATAATATGGCAAATGTAGCAAAACAATTTGTAAGGGCAGCAGCAGCCACTTCCTCAGCAACGCTATATACTGTTCCAGCAAGCAAGACTAATATAGTAACTAATATTTCAATTACCAATACAACTGCTGTAGCAATTACCGCCTCAATTTTATTTAATGACGTTGCATACCTTTCTGGAGTAACAGTTGGCGCAAACGATACCCTTGTTATGGATACCAAGACAGTTCTTTCTACCACGCAAACTATAAAAGGTTTTGCATCTTCAACTTCTGTAAACTTTCACATATCGGGGGTAGAACTTTAATGGGAATTCGTAAAGCAGCTTCAGCATCAGTAGCTCTCGCAGGCGGGGGCGGGGGAGCAACAATACCAGTAGGCACAGTACAAGAAAGACCACAAAATGCTAGTATTGGAGACCTGTATTTTAATACAACTCATGATACACTTGAGCAATACACCAAAAGCGGTTGGCAGAAAACTTATGAAAAAGTTGCTATGGCTTTAAGGATGAACAGAATGGAGACAATGTAAAATGCCAGACTATACCTCGTTAGCCACAGAAATTACCGCTATTAAATCTGAGATTGCAGCATCAATTGGTCACACAACTTATAGCGCACAGGATTTAGTTTATTTAGCATCAGCATTAGACACATTAGGTGGAATGCTTGGCGTAAATGACATTGTTACAGCAACTGCAGATAAAATTGCAGATCTTGAAACAAAGAAAGTTGCCTCTCTTGCATCGATGGAAACTGCACGAGTCGGAGCGGTGGCAGACGTAGTAGCAGAAAGAGCAACAGCAATTAGCAATATTACAACATTAGGTACAACGACAATGAATCAAATAAATTCAGCGTCAACAAGTTTTAACGTACTATTCATAGGGAGCATGATATAAAATGGCAATTAATTACAAGGTACTGGGACAAGTAGTTCCATCAGCAAACGCAACATACACACAGATTTACGCTGTTCCTTCAGGAAAGCAGGCTATCTGTTCATCACTAACAGTAGCTAACCTTACATCAGACGATATTCTATATAGAGTAAGAGTAAGAGTAGCAGGAGCAGCCGCAGACAACAAGCAAATTCTTGTATATGATACAGCAGCAGCTGGCGGAGTATCACAAGCCCTTCAACTTTCAATGACCCTAGGTACAGGAGATATCGTAGAAGTTTATGGAGCATCAACAGCAATAGCGTTTAATCTATTTGGTTCGGAGGTAGATGCATAATGCCAGGGTTTAATACAGTTCCCGCATCAGGCGGCGGCGGCGGAATGCCAAATATGACATTTGTTGGATCCATATATATGGAGACATTTAATAGAACTTGGGCACAAGGTGGTACAGCGGGATACTACGGAGTGTATTCATCAAATCAAGAAACTGGTTACGCATATTTTGTTGGATCAACAACAACAGGTGTTCCACTTAATAAAATGGTTAACGTAGCACATTCTTTTACTAGTATTAATATAGTTTCTGCAACTGGAGATTTAGTTTCACTTTTTAAGATAAAAGTAAAGCCGACATCAGTTTTTTCTGCTGGCCTTCCTTCTTATCCTTATTCAACAGCAGTTACTGCAACACCACAAATTATTACAACTTCTGGTTCTTATACTAGACCTACAGGAGCTCTAGATCTCGTCAATGTTATTCTAGTTGGCGGAGGCGGAGGCTCAGGAGCAGGTCATGGAGATGCCCACGGCGGAGGCGGAGGCGGAGGCGGAGGCAATGTCGTTATGCTTTATGGAATGAATGGTGCTTCACCAACATCAGTTCAGATTGGCGCAGGCGCTTCAGCAAATCCTGCAGCAGTTGAGCCTGGGTTTGATGGAGCAAAAACTTATTTCGGAAACATTTTTGCACTAGGCGGCGGAGGCGGCGGAGGCTGGAATAATCGTGCAGGAAGATCTGGAGGAAACTCTGGAGGAGGTTGTGCAGGCGCAAGCGCTCCAACAAATCCTGGTGGAGTTGTTCAAACAGCTTCTATGGGATTAGATGTTTCTGGCTCTTTAGGTTTTGAAGGAGGAAGATCTGGAGGTCAGGGTCACTCTGGAAACTCAACTGGCTCAAGAGGCGGAGGCGGCGGCGGAGCAGTTGGCGACGGTACAGCTGGAAACGACGGTCGGGGTGGAGCTGGATTTGTTTCAACTCTTTCAGGACAAACAGCAATGTATGGCGGAGGCGGATATGGATCTACTCCAAATGGATCACATGGGGTTTCTGGATATAATGGATATTCTGTTCACTATGGCTCTGGTGGTCAAGGAACATCAAACGGACACCCAACATCAAGTACACTTGGTCTTGGTGGAACAAATGGGGTAGTAGTTGTGAGGTCATTTACAATATGAGTACTTATGCAATATTAAATAATAATAAAGTTGAAAATATAATTATTTGTGACGACGACAAGATAAACTCTATTTCAGAGTTCTTTGTAAAAGTTACAGAAGACACATCTGTTGCCGCTATTGGTATGACATACGACGCAGAGATAAACAAGTTTTTATCAGCAAAGCCTTACGAGTCATGGGTTTTAAACTCAGACTTTATTTGGGAATCTCCTGAAGGCCCAAATCCAAATCCAATTGCAAAATTTTGGGATGAGAGCACTTTAAGCTGGACAGATAGATAAAAGGAGTAAAAAATGGCAGTAACACTAGATTTGGTATCTAAGAACTCCTTGCCCGCCCTAGGCGGTAACTTGACGTTCAAAGCACCATCAGCATCAGCAGTAACAAAGCAGCGTATATTTATTCTAAACGTAGGCATGCTTGTCAATGGTGGTCTATACAGCCTTGATTTTACTAACGGTGCTCCAACTAATGTTACTTATATAAATATTCTAGATGGCGATGGAAATGTAATCGACTCATCTTTTGTTAGCCCTTCATTTACTACAACATGGAACTTTAACCCAAGCAAGTCTTGGGCCAAGATTGTTTTTGTTTCAGATAACCAGTACATCAACTGGCCAACAAATTCAAATGCCGTAATATCTTCAGGATTGATTTCAAATACAAATACTACACCAACCCCAACAATTCCTACAACTCCAACAGTACAACTTACTAATGCCTTAACTTGTAGAAATATTGGCGGAACAGATTATGTCTGGTCTTATCCAACATATAATGTTGCCACAGATGCATATTATGCAGGCAAGATCGTAAATGCTACAACAATGGCAGCAGTCGATCTTTATTCAAATAACTACAAAGGTGCATCATTTGCCTTTGACTATACTAATAACAAGATGTACATAGCAGGCGGAGGACAATATAATTCAGCAGGCGGAGTTCAAACTCATAATCAGACTATGTATACAACCTTTATCCAAAAGGATATGGCTACAGCATCATTTACTCAGACAGCAAAGTCTAATTACCCAGATGCTTTGAATACAATGAATATTCTTATGGCCGCTCCAGGAGATGGAAACGTCTACACATTTGGAACACATTATCTAGAAACATCAAACGTTCCTACAACACATTATTTTGGAAACCTTGCATACAAGTGGACTGGATCAACTAATACTTGGTCTGCTATTGCTAAGATGCCAGGAGAGCCTTCTAACTCTTATGACCGCACATTTGTGTTCTCATATGAGGGCAAGGTTTATATCTCAGGAGAAAGAAAGACGGCGGTAGATAAGGGAACTGAATCTACATTCGATTACTGGTTTGGATACTATAATCCAGCAACAAATACATATACTACTATTAAGAACTTTAAGTCAGCAACAAAGGCATTTGACACACTAGGTCATATGAATGGTCGCACATATACAGAAGATGCATTGTACCTATATGACCAATTTGATCGTAAGTATTCAAAGGCAACATATATTGCTACTGGATTCCTTCCTGCCCCTGTAGAAACACCACAGTACTGGGCACCAACACAGGTTCTATCTGTTGCAAATAATCCAGGAAGTGCCACTTCATATGCACACTACCTAGATGCTGGACAATATTACTTAATCTCACAAACACAATCTCAGGTAGCAGTACCTTCATACGCAGCTAGGGTATAATACTAATATGGCTACCATATTCCCCCTAAGCCCAACATTAAATCAAACATTCACAAGCAACGGAATTCGTTGGAAATGGGATGGTGCTAAATGGGCATTGTTTACAGATCCAGCAGTAGTATTTGATCACCTTCATTCATATGATGGTGCGGTAGTTTCAACTGGAGCGGCAGCTGGAGTAAGTTATGATGGAGGAGACGCTAATCCCGCATGACAACTACAAATGTAACATTTAGACTTCGCAGAGACACCACGGCAAATTGGGCTCTATATAATCCAGTCTTACAAGCTGGTGAAATTGGCATTGATACAACTCTTAATAAGTTTAAGATAGGTAATGGCGTAGCAACATTTTCTGCTCTAGTATTTGCAAACGTTCTAGCAACTGATTTAACTTCAGCAATTACAACACATAATAATGCCACTACAAATATTCATGGAATTGCCGATACTACTGCTCTTGCAACAAAGACATATGTAGATACAGCAGTTAGTGGTCTTGCTTCTACCGCCGCTCAGACATACGTGCCAGACACCCTGGTAGGCAATCCAGACGGACTAGCGACACTTGACGCAAATGGCCTTGTCCCTCTATCTCAGCTTGCTAATTTAGTTGACTCAGCCCCAACAGCTTTAAATACTTTAAATGAGTTGGCGGCGGCTCTAGGAGATGATGCTAATTTTTCTACAACAGTTACAAACTCTTTAGGAACATTATCTTCTCAGGTAGCCAGCTTTGATGCCCGTATAGTAAGCCTAGAATTGGACCTAGGAATATAAAAGAACATATGATATACTTTATCAAGGAGATAACAAATGACCGTAGTTTATGATAGCCTAGCAACTCAGATCAACGCAATGAAGACGAAGATGACTTCAATGACGAACTCTGCAACAACAACACAAGATATGATTTATCTTGCTAAAGCTATGACCGAGCTAGCAAATATGTTAGGTGTCGATGATATTGTCGCCGCAACTGCAGCTAAAATTACGGAACTAGAAACAAAAAGATCTACATCGGCGGCATCTCTAGAAACAGCAAGAGTAGCATCACTAGCAGACATTGGATTAGATAGAGCAACTGCTTTAGCTGATATCAGTACAGCAAGAATTTCAGCAATAAATCAGGTAAGCGGTGCAGGAGCATCATTACACTCATTCTTTATGGTAGGGGTATAAAAATATGGCAATGGTATACAAGATTCTGGGACAAAAGTCACCAGCAGCAACAACAGATTTTAATTTATATACAGTAAGCGGATCAAAGCAGGCCATTATCAATTGTATTACAGTTGCTAATAGAGATGCTAACTCTGCTACATATCGGATTTCAGTTCGCCCAGATGGCGCAACATTAACAACAGATCACTACATTGCATATGATGTACAAGTTGGATCAAACCTAAGCGTAGCGCTAAATCTAGGAATCACACTAGATACAAATGATGTTATTACAGTTCAGTCATCATCAGGGCTTGTAACATTTAATGCTTACGGAGTGGAGATCGACGTATAATGGGAATTCAATCATTTACACCATCAGGTGGTGGAGGAACTCCAGGATTTGATTATATTGCATCAATTCGTATGGAGACATATAACAGATCATGGGCTCAAGCAGGTGCTGCAGGCAATTATATAGTTGATTCTAACACTAAAGGTAGCGGATATGTATATTTTGTAAGTTCTGGAGCTACAACTGGCGGGTACTTAAATAAAGTTATTAATGTTCCGCATGCATTTACTAGCATTAATATTGTTGCTCCAGCAGGAGATTATATTTCTTTAAGTAAAGTGGCGGTCAAACAGACAACTGCGTTTGCAAATCCTTTTGCTGCATTCACAACAGTTCCAGCAATTATTAACGCATCAGGAAATTTTATTCTACCTAATGTAGCTATGCCAATTGCAGATGTTCTAATAGTTGGCGGCGGCGGCTCTGCAGGAGCAGGTCACGGAGGAACTCACGGCGGAGGCGGAGGTGGCGGAGGCGGCAATGTAATATTTCTTTCTGGAGTCCCAGTTGCAGGAGCAACTGGTGTAACAGTTGGTAGCGGTGGTGCTGCAAGTGGAACAAATAGTTCTGGATACGCTGGCGGAACATCATACTTTGGTAACGTTTATGCACTAGGTGGCGGTGGTGGAGGTTCTTGGAACACAAGAACCGCCGTATCTGGTGTTGGTGGTAACGGAGGCGGAGGTGGCGCTGGAGGCGGAGGTGGCGGAGCTACTGGTGTAACCCAAACATCTTCAACAGGTTTAGGAACATTGTATTCACCCGTTTTTTCTGGAGGCTACTCAGGTGGTTCTGGAGCAAATGACACTGGAAGTAATAGAAGAGGCGGCGGCGGAGGCGGAGCAGCAGGAAATGGTTCAAATGGAGGAAACGGCGGCGGCGGAAACGCTGGAGCAGGTTACTCATCTTCAATAACTGGAACTGCTCAAAATTATGGTCAAGGTGGAGCAGGAGCAGACCCAGACAATGGAGTTGGCCCATTTTCCACAAATGGTTTCTTTGGTGCTGGTGGACAAAGTACAACAAATGGACACGCTAACAGCGCAGGACAAATTGGTTCCCCAGGAAACAATGGTGTAGTGATTGTGAGGTATTACTTAGCATGATAAGATACGCAAGAATTGATAATAATTTAGTCTCTAATGTATTTATTTGTTCAGACTCAGAAATAATTAATATGCCTGGGTATAATATTAAAGTAACTGAACAAACTAGAAATGCAGTAGTAGGAGGAACATATGATTTTGGGAATGCCAAATTCATTGACCCAAAGCCATACGAGTCTTGGATACTAGATGAAGATTTTAACTGGGTTTCTCCAGTAGGTCCAAATCCAGACCCACTTACAAAGTTATGGGATGAAGATTCTCAAGTTTGGGCAAATAGATAAAAGCATTGACTTAAGGGCGCCTAAAATGTATAATATGCATATAGGCGCTTTTTAGTTTATTTAACGGCAAACTTCCGTTATTTATTAAAGAATAGAGTTAAGATGTATCAGTCAGATAAAATTGTAATTGTAGGCGGCGGATCAGCAGGCTGGATGACAGCAGCAACACTAATAAAATACTATCCAGATAGAGATATCACTCTAATTGAAAGCCCTTCTATTTCTAAAATAGGAGTAGGAGAATCTACTCTAGCTGGACTTACCGCATGGCTACATGCCTTGGAAATTGATCACAAAGACTTTATGTCTTATACTAACGCATCGTACAAGCTATCAATTAAATTTACTGATTTTTATGAAAAGGGTGATGGCGGGTATCATTATCCATTCGGATCCCCACACGTTGGAAATTTTGCTTTAGATAATGGCAATGACTGGCATGTGATGAAAATATTTAATCCAGAAATTAAAAAACAAGACTACGTAGATTGCATTTTTCCTCAGTCAGTTCTTCTTAACTCAAACAAGATGTACTTTCCAAAAGAAAACGAAATGGATTCGTTTACAATGCATAAAGACTATGCATTGCAATTTGACGCAATTAAATTTGCGGAATGGCTTAAAGACAAGTACGCCAAGCCTAGAGGTGTAAAGCATATAGAGTCTACAATAACAAATATAGATCACGATGATAATGGTATTAAGTCTCTCACACTAGAAGATGGAGAGGTGGTCTCTGGAGATCTTTATATAGACTGTACTGGCTTTAAGGGTATGCTTATTTCAGAAACCCTTAATACTCCTTTTGAATCACATGCAGAATATTTACCAGTAAATAGAACATGGGCTATTCAGCTTCCATATGAAAATCCTGAAGAAGAAGTTGTAAACTACACTGAGTCTACAGCCCTTGGAAACGGTTGGGTTTGGAATGCTCCTCTTTATTCAAGAATAGGAACAGGATACGTTTATTCAGATAGATTTACAACACCAGAAGAAGCACTAGAAGAGTTTAAAGAGCACCTAAGAAAGGTAAAAGGCGCACATAGAATTACAGATGATTTAGTATTCAGAGACATTCATTTTAGATCGGGTATCATTTCTAAGCCATGGAACAAAAATGTTGTTGCTATTGGACTCTCATCTGCATTCCTTGAGCCACTAGAAAGCAATGGTCTTTATTTTATTCATGAAAATGCTAGCAATTTAGTACGGAGTTTGTCTAGAGGTCACATAACAAAATTTGATCAAGAGACATATAATTTTACTGTAAAAAAGCATTTTAATACTTTCTCTGCTTTCTTGCAATTACACTATGTCCTTAGCAAAAGAGATGACACAGATTTTTGGAAGTATATGACATCTAGAGATGTTGTAAATCCAGAAATTACAAGAGAGACGGCTCATCAATGGGTAAGAGAGATGGACGGCAAGCTTCTTAGTCAGGCATATGAGATAAGTGTAAATAATGGATTCCACTGTATTGCAGTTGGTAACGAGTGGTATCCAATTAGCAATATTAGCATTAATTTCTGGAAGTACCATTATCCAGATTCTGATTATAAGTTAGTTGCAGAAAGATTTAAGTTGGCTACAGACTACTCTAAATTTAAGTGGAATGAAGCAATTAAAAATGCCCCATCTCATTATCAGTTCTTAAAAGAAAACTATCACAAGGATGAAGCATAATGACATTTAGAAAAGAATGGTTGTACGCCCTAGGAACAATGAGACACAGGAAGTATTGGAATCTTCCTAATACTGTTGAGTTTTTTGCTTTTATTACAAAGGCCTTAATCATTATCCCAGGCCTCCTTTTTGGAGTTAGCATCTGGTGGGTCTACATTATTGCTTTAGTTACCAGCCTTGCTTTAATCTGGTCATCTACAGTTAAAACTTTACCTACCCTAATTTGGTTTAATCTAATCTGGTCAGCCCTAGCAGCTACCTTCTTACTAAAGCATTTTGGTTTTGTACTACAGTAGTAATTAGATCCTGCCACTAAGCTGTCTAGTGATATACTAAGGGAAGAGTAACTAATTCAGGAACCCATTTGGGGTATAATAGGAGAGATATGGCTACTAATTTCCCTACCTCGTTGGATAACCTTACAAATCCCGCAGGTTCCGACCCAGTAAACAATCCTTCTCATGCTTCTCAGCATGCGAACCTAAATGATGCCATTGAAAAACTTGAAGAAAAGGTCGGCGTTAATAATTCGGCGGTCACAACAAGCCTTGATTATAGAGTAAAGCAATTAGAGACAAACCCAGTAGCCTCATACACAGACGAAGAGGCCAGAGACGCAATTGCTCTTGCATTAACTGGAAGCGGCGGGATCACAGTATCCTCTGATGATATAGCAAATACAATTACAGTTTCAACAGATAGCACAATTGCCACAAAGACTTATGTTGACACAGCAGTATCAAATTTAGGTAATACATCAGACGAAACATATGTTCCAATTTCAGAAGTTGGACAGCCAGATGGAATTGCAACACTTGATGAAAATTCTCGTATCCCTCTGGCTCAATTAGGCAATTTAATAGATGGCGCTCCAGCAGCCCTAGATACTCTAAATGAATTAGCTGCGGCAATTAATGATGATGCATCATATGCTGCAGGAATTACAACTGCTTTGTCTGATAAAGCTTCTCTAACATCTGCTAACACTTTTACAGTTGGACCTCAACAGATTAATACTGGTGCCTCCAGTAATGCTGGTCTTATAATTAAAGGCGCTGTAGGACAAAATTCAGGCTCGGCATTAACACAATGGCAAAGTAACACTTCATCTGTGCTAGCACAAGTAACTGGAACTGGACGCATATATTCATCGGTATCAATAACCGCTGGAGCTATTTCAACCACTTTAGGAACACTTACTGTGGTAAATCCAGCCGCTTCAACTATAGGTGCAGTCATACGAGCCGCAGCATCACAAACTGCTAACCTACTTGAATTTCAGAATTCAAGTGGAACCGCCGTAACATTTTTTAATTCATCTGGAGGATTAACCGCAACTGAAGGTGTGATTTCTACAGCATATTCAGGTGGAAAGATGACCACGGGAACTTTAGGATATCTTAACGCAACTACATTTAACCCATCTGTAATCCCAGTTGTTGTTCGTGGAGTATCTTTACAAACGGCAGACCTTCAGCAATGGCAGAACTCTACTGGAACAGCAATAGCCAAAATTGATGCATCTGGAGCTATGTTTACAATTACTCCAACATCTGGAACAAATACGACACAGGTTGCAACTACAGCATTTGTTCAGTCTGAAATTGATGCAAATGTTCAACCAGGTGCTCTATATCAAACAACCGCCCCAACATCTCCAGAGATTGGTCAGATTTGGATTGACTCAGATGAAGATGTAACTACATTTGATTCTAATATTATTCGCCGTAAGGCAATTACTGCAACAGCAGGGCAAACAGTATTTACTGCCGACCTCCCATTTATTGATGGGTTTGAGCAGATCTTTATGAACGGTCTTCTTCTTGTTAAGACTACAGACTATACAACATCGAACAGCAATACAGTAACTTTAACATCTGCGGCGGCGGCATCAGATATAATCGAAATAGTCTCAGTAACTGGAGCTAACTCAGTAGACACATATACACAGGCAGAAGTAAATGCTCTACTAGCTGCAAATACCTCAGTTGCCCCACTTTCAATTTCAGCAAATACTACATTAGTAGCAAAGAAAAGATATTTTGTTACATCGGCATCAGCGCTAACATTGACGCTTCCAGCGTCTCCAGCGCTAAATGATGAGATTCAGATCGTAGATGCTTCAGGGAACGCTTCGACGTATAATATAACTGTGGCCAGAAATGGCAATAAGATAAACGGCGGGACTGGAAATTTAATAATTGACAATAATGGTGGCTGGTATACATTACTTTATACTGGAACTACTTATGGATGGAAGGTTGGATAATGAGCGATATTAGAACGTCTTTACTAGGAGGGTCATCCTCTGCCAATAACTTCTCTATAAACACAATTGATAATGTTACAACAACTACCCTATCTTCAAATTATCCTTCTGGTAAGTACTCTTTGCTATCAAGTCTTGCCGATTCATCTGTAGATGTATATGCATATAATTCAGCAGGAGATTTAGTTGGAACATCAAGCGGACTTACTTTAACAACCACAGGAGAATTTAATAAAGTAGTAATATTGGGTGGGACAGCAACAGATTTAATTTCATTCCTATATAATCAATCAGGCTTTGTTTCTACCGCCACATCTAGCGAGATTACCGCTGCAGCCACTATTTCTTCCATAAGCCCTTCTTTTGTAAATACTGTAAACACAGAATCATATATCATAGGATCAAACTTTGCATCAGATGTAGCGGTTTATTTTAAGGGAATAGATGGGGTAGAAAGAGCAGCAGACTCAGTAACACGAAATTCTGCTACATCATTAACAATAACTTCTCCAGATACTCTTCCAACAGAGCATTCTCCATACTCAATAGTTGTTGAAAATCCTGGAGTTGCAAGACCTACTAAATCTAATTCTCATATTCTTCAAGATGCAGTAAATGCAGCAGGAACAAACCTTGGATGGACAAGACCAGCAGACTGGATTACACTAACTGCTCCAGCCTCAAATGAACAAAAATTTGTGGGACTTCTAGGGATATCTAATGATAACTCAAACTATGTTGCATTATTAGCACAAGGAAACTATACAGTTGATTGGGGGGATGGAGTAACAGAAAACTTTACATCAAATACAAAAGCCTCTCATCAATACACCTATTCATCAATCTCATCAACTGTAACATCTGACGGATTTAAACAAGTTCTTGTTACGGTAACACCACAAGCAGGACAAAATTTAACAATGATTGATCTACAGCAAACATTTACAAGAACAAGCCTTGGTACTTCCGCACAAATTCCTTGGCTAGATATAGCAATTGCTGGAACAAATCTTACAACAATTAAACTAACTGGTTCAACTTCTCCAACTTTTATTATGGGCTATCTACAAAGAGTAAATATTGTATCTAGTAATTTAACATCTTATGCAAGTTTATTTGCATATTGTTTGCAATTAAAAAACTTTACAGTAAATAGTAATTCTACGATTACAAATACATCTAGTATGTTTGATACCTGTATCTCTTTAGAATCTGTTCCTTTATTTGTTACTTCTTCTGTTACAAGTATGTCTAGCATGTTTGATGGTTGTGTTTCTCTAGAATCTGTTCCTTTATTCAATACTTCCTCTGTTACAACTATGTCTAACATGTTTGCTAATTGCTCTTCCTTAAAGTCTGTTCCCTTATTTAATACTTCTTCTGTTACAACTATGTCTGCCATGTTTGATAGTTGTTCTTCTTTAAAGTCTGTACCTTTATTTAATACTCCAATGCTTTCAAATACATCTAGTATGTTTAATGGTTGCTCTTCCTTAAAGTCTGTGCCTTTATTTAATACTTCTTCTGTTACAAATATGTCTAGCATGTTTGATGGTTGTGTTTCTCTAGAATCTGTTCCTTTATTTGTTACTTCTTCTGTTACAAGTATGTCTACTATGTTTTATAGTTGTTATTCCTTAAAGTCTGTACCCTTATTTAATACTTCTTCTGTTACAAATATGAGTAATATGTTTGAGGGTTGTTATTCTTTAAATTTTGTGCCTTTATTTAATACTTCTTCTGTTACAAATATGTCTAGCATGTTTAGTTATTGTAGAGCCTTAGAATCTGTTCCTTTGTTTAATACTGCTTCTGTTACAAATATGTCTGGCATGTTTTCTGGTTGTGCATCTTTAAAGTCTGTTCCTTTGTTTAATACTGCTTCTGTTACAAGTATGTCTAGCATGTTTTTTTATTGTTTGTCTTTAAAGTCTGTGCCTTTATTCAATACTGCTTCTGTTACAACTATGTCTAGCATGTTTTCTGATTGTTTTTCTTTAAAGTCTGTGCCTTTATTCAATACTGCTTCTGTTACAACTATGTCTACTATGTTTGATAGTTGTGTTTCTCTAGAATCTATTCCCTTATTTAATACTGCTTCAGTTGTATCAACTGGGTTCCAAAGTTTTGCAGCATATACTTTTAGTTTAAAAAGTTTAACAATTTCTAACTCTGCACATACAAGTATAACTAACTTGTTAAGTTCAAGCACATCTTTGACTTCCTTGTCAGGCGGATCAGTTTTTGGATTAAACTCTTCATCAACTAGAGCTATAAAAACTATAAATGTTAACTGCTCTGGACTAGTAGCAGCACCTGGTTCACCACCATTTTCATCAACTTCGTTTACAAATGTTACTTCAATAATTCTGACGGGACTAAAATACGCTGTATCTATAGCAGGCATGAGACTTAATGGAGCCGCATTAGATGCTCTTTATACATCTTTAGGAACGGCTGCTGGAGCACAAACATTAACTGTAACAACAAACCATGGAACAGTAGATGATACCCCATCTATTGCCACAGCAAAGGGATGGACGGTATCAGGATCATGATATATAGACATAATGAAGTTATTCCTGAAGAGGGATACCACGAAAAAACCGACGGGTTCTACAGAGTAGAAAATGAAAACATGGTAGTCTGTGGTAGACTCTATGTATTAAACCAAGACTATGCCCTATACAGAGACGAAAAGGATACCTATGAATATCCAGTTGATGGATGGCGCTGGTTTGATTCAGAAGATCAAGCATATGAGTATTTTAATTTGGAGAAGCCAATAGATAATGTCTAAATCTAGAGATATAGCAAATATACTATCAGCAAACACAGCTATTGCTACTGATGCTGAGGTTACCGCTGCAATTTCTGGACATGCAACCGCATCAAATGGTCACGTTGGTCGTGGGACAACAGAAAATAGACCTGCATCACCATCAATAGGCGACTTATACTTTGACACAACATTAAATGCACTAATTGCTTATAGATTTACAGGATGGGAAAAGGTATCACAAGATCCTGCACCACAAATTGCTAGCATATCTCCACTAACTGCAGCTACAACAGGGACTGTTATTACAATTACTGGATCCAATTATAAATCAGGACTTGCAGTTCAGTTTATAGGAACAAATTCTGTAGCATATAATTCTCCGCTAGCAACATTTGTAGGTGCCACAACTGCAACTGCAACAACACCAAATTTGCCAGTGGCCTATGAACCTTATGACGTTAAGCTAATTAATAGCGATAATCAGTTTGCTATATTAGAAAATTCTTTAGATTCTGGTGGAACGCCAACATGGAATACAGCAGCTGGAACAATTGCTACAATATATGAACAGTCTTCATTGAATACATCAATTTCTGCTACAGATCCAGACGGAACATCTATCGTATATTCTTCTACTAACTTGCCATCTTGGATGAGTCTTAATTCTTCAACTGGAGCTCTTACTGGAACATCTCCAGATGTAGCATCGTCAACGACATACTCTTTTGATATCACCGCTTCAGATGGAGTAAATACCTCAACTAGATCTTTTAATACTGTGGTTAATATATTCTCAGTACCTACAGCACCAACAATTGGAACAGTAACTATATCTGGAAATACCACAACAGTCCCATTTACTGCTCCTTCAAGTAATGGTGGACAAACAATTACATCTTATACTGCGACATCATCTCCAGGAGGTTTAACTGGAACACTTAGTCAATCTGGCTCTGGAAGCATAACTGTTTCTGGTCTTTCAGCTGGAACGTCTTACACATTTACGGTTACTGCAACAAACTCAGTTGGAACTTCCCAGCCATCTTCTGCATCTAATTCAGTTACACCGACATACACTGGTCAAACAGTTACTGGTGGTGCAGGGTATACAAACGAGTCTGCTCAATGGACAAATTCTGGAGACAGCAGTGTAACAACAACAGGATCATTCCAGTGGACTTGCTCAAATCAGGGTGACTACTATGGAGGAAATCAGAGTGCAGGTGCTGGAGGAACTGCAGGATTTGGCTATACTTTGAATAATGGAAATCCATTGGCAGCTGGAACATATAGCTATTCTGGATCACATTACTTATACTGGGATGGTGGTGGAGATTCACATGACGGTATGCCACTCTGGGCGGTAACTCCAACAGCTAAATCATTAATAGTAAATACTGTTAGACCACCAGATGCTAGAAATACCCAAATTACAAAAACTGGAACATTTACACTAGCATCACCACAAACGGTAAGACTTGTATGGAATGTATATGATGGTTCATCCGCAACTGCAATGGGAGGTAGAGTCTATAACTTCACAGTTACAAAGACTGCATAATAATGGCTAAAGTAATTAAAGTATGGGATGGAACAACATGGCAATATGTTGGAGTACAAGCTGCTTTACCTGGAGACTATGTAGATACTGCAGCTCTTAATTCCGCCCTTGGTTCATATAAGCAAGAGGTAAATCTTGCAATTTCTGCAAACACAACATTAGTTGCGGGACGCAGATATTTTGTTGATACAGCAGCAGCAAGAACATTAACACTTCCTGCAAGCCCAACACTTGGGCAAGAAATTATTATATTTGATGCAACAGGATCGGCGGGAACAAATAATATTACCTTATCCCGTAATGGAAATAAGATCAATGGTTTAACAGAAGATGCTATAATTGACGTAGATCAATCAGTAACTACATTAATTTATACAGGTACAACGCTAGGATGGAGTTTCATATAATGGCTATTAAGAAATCATCAGGTTCAGGAATTCCGTTTGGAAATAATGCAGGTCGTCCTGCTAATCCAGGAACTGGCCAATTGTACTCAAATGGTGAAGCTCAGAGACTAGAGTTATATACAGCTGCTGGGAATTGGGAAAATATTGTTCAGGAAGTTCCTGGAGTTTCTTCTATTTCAGGAAATTATTCAGAAGCAACAGACTCAGGTGTAATTACTATTTATGGAACAAACTTTGTCAACGGTGCATATGCAACCGCAATCGGCACAAATGGAGTACAAATAAATGCTTCTTCAACTACATTTAATTCATTAGTTCAACTAACTGCTACATTTACAGGCCTGTCTAATGCGTATGAGCCTTATGATATAAAGGTTACAAACCCTTCAAATCTATTTGGATTAATTCCAGATGCTTTGTATGTAAATGCTAATCCAGTCTGGGTTACAGCAAGCGGATCTTTAGGTACGTTTAATGAGCAAGTAAGTATTACCTTGTCTGCTTTATCGGCAACGGACTCAGATTCTAATACTATAACATATGCATTAGCAAGTGGATCAACACTTCCTTCTGGCGTTTCTTTAAATTCTTCAACAGGAGTAATTTCAGGAACACTGCCAGAAATAACAACTGATACAACGTATTCGTTTACTGTTAATGCATCAGATGGACTTAACATAATACCAAGATCATTTAATATAATATCAAGAGCAATCACCCCAACAGTTGAATACTTGGTTGTAGCTGGAGGTGGCGGTGCAGCAGGAGCAGTAGTAGGGGACGGTTCTTCAGGAGGTGGCGGTGCAGGAGGATTATTATACGGAACTAAAAGCGTTGCTGGTTCTTTGTCATTCTTAGTAACAGTTGGTAATGGTGGCAACGGTGGCCTTGGAGCAAGTAATGGTGGATCAAGTAATCCTTTAAGAAATGGTTCAAATGGAAGTAATTCAGTTTTTGATAACTTAATAAGCGTTGGTGGCGGAGCAGGAAAATGTCAAGATGGAACCGCAGGAGGATCTGGTGGTTCAGGCGGAGGCGGCGCAGGCGGCGGTAGCCCTTTACCAGGTGTCGGCGGAGCAGGAACTTCAGGACAAGGTAATAGCGGAGGATCTGGCCAAGGTAATCCATATGCAGGCGGCGGAGGCGGAGGGGCTGGCGCAGTAGGTGGATCTAATGGCGGCGCAGGCGGCGCAGGTTTATCCTATTCAATTACGGGCTCATCTTTAACTTATGCTGGAGGAGGAGGACCAGGACAAAATAATTATGGTGGAGCAAGTGGCGCTGGTGGTTCTGGCGGCGGAGGCGCAGGAGCTAATGGAATTTCCAATGGTACACCAGGAACAGCAAACACTGGCGGCGGCGGAGGCGCAGGAGGAAATAGCGGTGCAGGTGGCGGTGGCAATGGAGGCTCAGGCGGATCTGGTGTAGTAGTTATTGCTTACCCAGACACATACCCAGCCATTACAACAATTCCTGGAACGTTAACTTATAATCAACCAACTCGTTCAGGATATAGAGTTTATCGGTTTACGGCGGGATCAGGAACAATTACCTTCTAGTAATTACTAGCACAATTTGCTATAATTAAGGCATCATAGAAAAGAGTTAACATGCCATCATATCAATATGAATGCCAAGAGTGTAAAGTTCAGTATACTCATTTTAGAAGTATTAAAGAAGAAGATCCAGGTTATACCTGTGATACTTGTAGTTCCCCCCTCGTTAGATGGTATGGGATTTCTGGAACACGCACACAAAAAAGACTACCAGAAGGCGATGATTTCATTTCATCTCAGATGGACTTTTATGGGACGGATAACTGGAAAGAACATTACGCTACTTGGGATGTAAAACCAGATAGACAATGAAAGGCTCAAATAGTAAGCTTTTAAAAGGCTTATAACCCTGAGAATGGTATAATTTAAAAATGCCAGGAAATACAACGCCTAAAACATTTAGATATCCGACATTAGACATGTCGCCCGATGTCCCAAGAGATCTTGGCTATTTAGCTACAGATATAGATAATTATTTAACAAACAATCCAGGCCCAACTGGCGCAACAGGTGCACAAGGCCCTACAGGTGCAACAGGACCACAAGGTCCTACAGGTGCAACAGGACCACAAGGTCCGCAAGGACCACAAGGTGAAACAGGTGCAGCAAGTACTGTTGCAGGACCAACAGGATCTACTGGCGCAACAGGACCTCAAGGTCCACAAGGATTAACAGGTTTAACTGGCGCAACTGGCGCAACAGGTGCACAAGGCCCACAAGGTATTCAAGGAATTAAAGGCGACAAAGGTGACACTGGAACTGGAGTACAGATACTTGGTTCTTATGCATCACTTGCAGCATTACAAGCAGCACAACCAACTGGGAGTGCTGGAGATGGATATTTAATCTCAGGTAACCTATATGTTTGGGATTTGGTAAGTAGCAACTGGATTAATGTTGGAACAATTCAAGGACCAACAGGTGCAACAGGACCAACAGGTGCAACAGGACCGCAAGGTCCACAGGGCATACAAGGACTAACTGGTGAAACAGGCGCACAGGGCCCACAGGGTCCACAAGGATCAACGGGTCCACAAGGAATCACAGGCGCAACTGGACCGCAAGGTCCACAGGGACCGCAAGGTTTAACTGGACCGACGGGACCAGAAGGATCTAAAGCAACATTTTCTATTACATCTTCAACACCACCAGCAAGTCCAGTAAATGGACAGGCGTGGTTTAATTCAGATAACGGCAGAAGTTATACATACTATGATTCATATTGGGTAGAAACAGGATCATCTTTATCTGGTCCCGCAGGCGCAACAGGTGCACAAGGCCCACAAGGAATTCAAGGACCACAAGGCGTATCTATAAATCTTAAAGCATCTTCTTTAACTGTAGCAGCATTGCCTTCAACAGGAAATACTGTAAACGATGCAAGAATTGTTGATGCAGATGGAGACCTTTATATTTGGAATGGCTCATCTTGGTCTTCTGCAGGTCAGATCGTTGGTCCACAGGGCCCACAAGGCCCGCAAGGCCCACAAGGTGAGGCGGGATCAAAAGCAACATTCTCAGTAGTAGCAACAACACCTCCTGCAAATCCAGTAGAAGGACAAGCTTGGTATAACTCAGATGATGGACTTACATATATTTATTATGACTCATCATGGATTGAATTTGGAAATTCTCAAGCAGGCCCACAAGGACCAGCAGGTCCAGCAGGTCCAGCAGGCGCAAGCGGTGGAACTTGGAGCTTAATTGGAACTCCTTATACATCAAGCTCAGGATTCTTTTCATCATTTACAGGATTAGCGGGAGCATATAAAGAGTTAATTCTTGAGTGGACTGGACTTACATGTACTTCAAACAACGGAGTTCTCGGAAACTCGTTGATTGTTAAGGTTAACGGAGACAATAATAATTATACAGGCGGAGGAGATTGGGTATTTGGAGGAAGTGCTGGTGCTTCAGTATATCTAAATCCGCCAGAGCCTATAACAACTTTCAGATACAACTCTGGAAAATTCCATATTAGAAATGCAAATAGTACTGGAACAAAGCATTGGGAATTGATTTCTAGCGGATTAGGACAAAGCAGTTTGTATGGAACAACTCAAACAATGATTACAGTAAGAGGCGCTGGTACATATACAGGAGCCTCAGCTATTAATTCAGTAAACTTTCAAGTAGTAAATGAAACTTGGACAGGTGGAACTTGGACTCTATGGGGGCTATCATAAAATGAAAATAACAGAATACGATGTTGTGTTACAGCAACTAGTTGAAAGAGATTTAACTCAAGAAGAAATTGATTCTATTAATGAAGCGGAAGCAAGATGCAACGCTAGAGTAGTTACAGAGATAGGGGAATAACAATGGCAGCAATAGATTTTCCAAATTCCCCCACATTAAATCAAGTATTTACTGTAGGAACAAACTCATGGACATGGAATGGTTCTCGGTGGAACGTTGTTAGAACGGGCGTAACAGGACCTACAGGTCCACAAGGACCCCAAGGCATTCAAGGATTAACAGGTCCCGCAGGACCAACGGGCGCACAAGGAATTCAGGGTATAGCAGGACCTACGGGCCCTCAAGGAATTCAGGGCATACAAGGACTAACGGGTGCAACAGGAGCGCAAGGACTTGGGAAAGTAGTTCAAATAGTTAGAGGTTCAACAAATATTATAGTTACAGCAAGTATAGGCGCAAGTGCTGTTGATACTGGGCTAAGTGCTACAATTACTCCAACTTCCGCATCAAATAAAATTGTAATTTTTGTAAATCAAAATGGGTTAAGAAAACTTAGTGGGACTGGAGACTTTGGATTATTGTTCCCAGTACTTAGAGGTTCAACTTCAATAGGAAGTTTTGGAGGTAACACTCTTTGGACAGGAGATACAGGTACATCCTCTGCAGATGTAGGCGGAGTATTTATTGATACTCCTGCAACAACATCGCCAGTCACTTATAAAACTCAAGCCCAAAGATCAATTAGTAATTCAAATGGTGTTGATCAAAATGGATTTATATACATGCAGTGGATAAATGGAGAAAGCACAATGTTATTGATGGAGGTAACACCATAATGGCAACTTATTATGAAGTATTACATTACTTATCTTCAGATAAAGAATTTTATAGCTCTGGAACAACATATGAAGATATTATATGGAAAGATGAAACACCTGGGTTTACTAAACAAGAATTTTTAGCAGCATTTGAAACGGTAGATCAAATTAAAAATGAAAAAAATCAATTAGTTGTATCGGCTATTGCAAAGCTTGAGGCATTAGGATTAACTGAAGATGAAGCAAGAGCAATAGCAGGGATAGGGGCATAACAATGGCAATAGACTTTCCAAATAGCCCAACAGTAAATCAATCATTTACCGCTGGCGGAAGCACATGGATTTGGGATGGAATCGCCTGGAACCTACAAAGAATTGCAACTGGCGCTCAAGGACCACAAGGAGAAGTAGGCCCACAAGGCCCTGCAGGCCCCATAGGACCTCAAGGAACATCTATTAATGTTAAAGCATCAGTAGCAACCGTTGCCCTACTACCAGCAACTGGCAATAGTGCAAATGATGCAAGAATTGTTGACGCAGATGGAGACCTTTATATATGGGGCGGTTCAGATTGGACATCTGCTGGTCAAATTGTAGGACCGCAAGGCCCACAAGGTATTCAGGGTATTCAAGGAATTCAAGGACTAACTGGCGCAACAGGACCTTCAGGCGGAATAACATTAGCAGTTACAAACTCAGGATCAGGATCTTATACGATTAATGGTTCTGCTAATCCAACTTTATCTTTTATTCGGGGACATAGATATATAATTAATGTTAATGCTGTCGGACATCCATTTTGGATTCAAACAGTTTCAGGTGCATATAGCGCAGGAAGTGTTTATTCTACTGGAGTAACACTATCTTCAGGAACACGGGATAATGGAACAATTATATTTGAAGTTCCATTTAATGCTCCTCAACTTTATTATGCTTGCGAATACCACTCATCAATGGCTGGTTCTATTACAGTTTCTAATTTAGGTCCACAAGGAATACAAGGACCTAAAGGCGACACTGGAGAACAAGGCACACAGGGCATACAAGGTTTAACTGGCGCTACTGGTTCACAAGGAGCGCAGGGTGTTCAAGGAATACAGGGACCAGCTGGTCCAACTGGACCACAAGGTCCAGCATTTACTCCTTCGGCGGGATCGATTACAAATACAATGCTTGCCAATTCATCAATCTCAATTAACAACTCACCAGTATCATTAGGTGCAAATATAAATCTTGCAACTACTGCATATTCAAATGGAACTAATACAGCAAACTCAAATAAAATATTCTATAACACAACTGGAACGCCACCAACTGGCACTGCAGCTGGCGATTTATATATTTTCTACTAGGATAACATATGACTATAAAAGCATATGATGGCACAAATTGGTACAATCAAAAATCATTAAAACTTTATAATGGGGCGCAGTGGCTTACTGCAAAACAAGCATGGATTTTTAATGGTGCAAACTGGGCAATAAGTTATCCAGAGTTTCCAGTAAATACTGCATCTCCTTCTATATCTGCAACAAGCGGAACAGCGGGAAGAATTGGTTGTGTTTATACCGCATCAGTTGGTTCATGGAATGCAAATGATGCATACAACCCAACATCTTATTCTTACCAGTGGACAAGGGCGGGATCAGATATATCTGGTGCAACAAATAATACATATACAACAGTAGCTGCCGATGCAGAAATAATAATAGGATGTAGAATAACAGCAATAAACCAAAGAGGATCAACGCCAATAACAATATCAACTGGAATAACTATGCTTCCACAAGTTACATCCTTAAGCGCATTTGATAACACAGCAACACCTAATACGCCAAGCTCAGTTTCAATTGGAAACACAGGTCTATCATATTCTGGAAGCTTTACTACACTTGACAATATATCTACTTATTATGAAGCAGTTGGCGGAGGAACCGCAGGAACTCCTTCAGTAAATTCTGGAGCAAAGCAGTTCTCTGGAACAGGAACAGCAGGCGATGCAAGCGTTTCAATTAGAGGTGTTAATACAAGTAGACAACTTTACTTAACTTGGCCAGTTGCCGCAGGTGCTATTTCATATGATATATATGTAAATGGTAATTATTTTACAAATGTGTCACCAGGCACCAATAATAATTACATATATACCCCACCAGATGATAACGCAAGAAATTTTACAGTATACCCAAGATCAACAAATAGTCAGGGTTATGGAGTTCAAACATCAACACCTGTAGCAGCAACAATAAAGTATTCTGGGTATAGAACAAGCGCTACAGTATCATTAGCAAATCCAGTTCCTGTAAATACATCTGCACCCACACTTTCTCCAACTGGAGGATATACAGTAGGACAAACATTAACTTACGGAGTTGGATCTTGGAGTAATAGCCCAACATCATATGACTTGAGACTATATAGAGGAACACCAAATGTTAATACAAACGAAACATTTGTAGCATCTTCTACATCCTCAAGTGCAACTTATACTATTCCAGCATCCGACTACGACGGAGGTGGCAGATATTACTATAGAGTTTTTGCAACTGCAACAAATTCAGGAGGAACATCAAATGGTGGAACATTTACTCCAGGAACAGAAGGTGGACCACTAGCACAGCCAGTAGTTATTCCTTCAGGAGGAACCGTATCCTTTTCGGGTACAGCATCAACAGGAAACACTCTATCTGCTTCTACAAGCGGGTGGGCAGGATCACCTACATCGTATTTTATTAAGATTACAAGAGGAACACAGAATGTTGCTTCCTATGAAACAACACGGGCGCAGAGCTATTCTTCTTCAGTAAGTTATGATGTAGTTGCAGCAGATGCGGGATATTATTTTAAAGCTTTTGCAACAGCGTCTAACTCTGCAGGAACAAGTAGCGAGGCCTCATCTATTGAAAAGGGTCCGTCTACAAATCCAGTTACAGCTCCAGGGGTTCCAGGTGTTTCAAATAACTATGATGGGTATATTAGCTCCTATTACACTTGGACGCTATCAATTAGTCAAGGCACTGGCGGAACGCCTACGGGCTACGATTGGGAACTACAGCTTAGCTCTAATGGAAGCACAGTATCAGCATCATCATCAGGCTCAGTTAATGGAGGCGGAAATAAAACGGTAACAAGAAATAGCTCAACTTATAGCTATGCTAGATGGAGAGCAAGAGCCACAGGATCAAGCACGTCAGCTTGGTCTGCATACACCTCTTGGGAGTAATATGATATCAATAGAAGAGAAAAAAGAAATTTTAAATGGTAAAATTGAAATATTAAATGATTTAATATTTAGGCTTGAGCCATTTAAGGATGAACCCGAAGATCACAAAGTTTCTAATAGCACTATTTTAGAAAACGCAAAGTCTGAAAAAAACACATACAGCCAGCTACTGGCTGAATTATAAAAAGGAGAATAAAATGGCAACATATACAAAGTTAACAAATGATGAAAAAGCAGCAATTGTTGATGCAGAAGTAAGAAACCTTGAGTACCAGATGTACTCTTTGGAAGTTCAGCTTATTGCAGAAAATGCAAAAGCAGAGCCAAATGCAGATTCAGTATCAAAGCTTGAATCACTTATTGCTGAAAAGCAAACACAAATAGCAGCACTTTAATTAAAAGAGGAGGATGGAATGTCATATAAAAGTAGAGTCTTAAACGACTTTCCAAACTCATTTTATTTACTAGATGAGGTTCAATCGGGTACAACTAACACGTATACCGAACTGATGTCTCAATATGCAACATATCAAGCTTTAAAAGATAGTGGCCTTAACTATGGAGAAATAAGCGGAATTCAGATTTACGATTACTCAGGTAGTCTAAATAACGGTACTGCTTCTTCCGCTTCCTCAAAACAGATTATGCCTTTAGTTACGGGATCGGTAAGAGGAACTGAGGTTTTAAGTTCAACCATTATTGCATACAACCCAAAAGGAATTGCTACAAAGTATTACAAGGATAACTCTTTCTCCATAGAGGCTTGGTGTGCACTTCCAGGATATAACGTAAGCACAACAATAGTTGGAGACACCGCAACAAATACGGGCATATTTTATCAGAACGGCAATATTATATTTAGAGTTGGAGCCAACCAGGTTCAAGCCACAGTATCAAATTCTGAAGTAGTATATGTTGTAGGTATATTCCAGAGCAATATATTATCCCTATACATAAACGGATTTATTGCTGATGCATTGCAAATAGACTCATACAAGTTTTCCAATGAGACAGCAACCTTTCAATCAGGACCGTCTACTGGTAGATTTGTAGTAGACTGTGTAGGATTCTATAGATACGCTTTATCTGGTACCCAGGTATTGGCTCATTATAATGAGGGAACTCAAGAAGTAAACATATCTCAAATTGTATCAGCAGACAATGGCTATCTTTTCAGCATGAACACAGAGTCACTTAGACCTAAGTTTATTTATTCATATCCAGGATCCAAGCCTTGGTCTGAAGTAGCAACGGGCGGCATTACAATATCTGATGACAATTCCTATATCTATATACCAGAGACAGAGACTGCAGCAACTGCATCATTTACATTTACAGACTATTTCATTGTGCCTAATTATTTGAATATCGATACATCTCAAATCCACTGGAGCAACGATGTAACTGGAATTCTAGTAGAGGCAAGCATTGATAATATTGCTTGGCGGACTTGCAAGAATGGAAGCCCTCTTCCATATATAAATAAAAATGATGATCAGTTCTCAGAGATTGTTTATTTAAGGATAACCTTATCCTCTGCAGATACCAGTAAGTATCTTCCAATTCTCAGATCCCTAGAAATAGCTTTCTATACGGGCAAGAACTTCTATAGCGATAATTCAGGATACTATGTATCTTCCGACTATGACTATGCTTTGCCAAAATTTAATAGCAAGACCCTTTCTTACAATAAGTACAATGGGCTGACTATGTATAATGGACATGGATTCTCATTAAATTCTATTCCCGCCGTTTCTTGCATAGAACTTATATACACACCTCAGTATAATGAGAATGTCCTATTCTCAGGTGCTACTAAAAAGTACGAGTGGAATAATGCGGGGCTAATAACAAAGACAGGGATATCCTCAATTTATGTAAATGGCATAGACAGGACGGCGGAAACAAATGTCTGGAACTTCCTAGTAGTAGACACACCACATCATATTGTAATTAATCTAACATCATCTGATACAAGCATCAAATTTAATCAGAATCAGAACGACACCAAGTCTGGGATTGGGCATATGTATAATAACGTAGCCGTATATGAGACCACCCTATCTGTAAATAGAATTCTAAACCATTACCTGCTTTATACGGGAAATACGGTAAATCAGATTAACGACACTTCATTTTCACTAATAGAGTCATCCTCTGGTGACGATTCCACCCCGTTCTTTCTAACAGTGGTAGAGCCAGAGTCAGTTAGCCTTTAATTGTGTCCAACCAGTGTGCAAACTCTGGACTTTGACACGAAATAATGGTATGATTTAGTTCTATGGATATGAGTAAAGCTAAATATAAAGTTAATGACGAAGAGTCAATTCTAGGTATATATGTCTGGGAGATGCCAGACGGCAGATGGATTGGAGATGACGATGGCAACTTTCTTTCGGTCACGTCCAAAAAAGGCAATAGATCCAACATCGATGCTTTGGCTAGAGAAGTTCGCTCATTCGGTATATATGAAGGCGGGCCTAAATTTCTTTCAGCAAGACGCAAAATTGATGACGAAGAATTTGAGCACCAACAGCAAAGACTCAACTGGGGACTAATCCCTGATCCATATGATATTGGTAACTATAAGGACGAAATGAAGAAACTAGGTGGTTTAAGATGACAGTAGAATTTCTTAACGAAAACAACTCAGAAAACATTATTGATATATCAAATACAGCAGACTGGTTCTCTTTCAAGAAAGATGAAAAGAGCAATGACCCATTTGCAGTAAACCTTGAAGAGCTAAAAAAAGTCAGAGGTCTAGGATCTGCATTTAAGCGTAGAATTAATAGAGAGTTCTCAAAGTCATTTACTGGCATTGAAGAAACGGGAACACAGCAAAACCTACTTGCACAAGCAATTAGTGGATATGCTATGTTTGACCTTATTGAGCCTCCATATAACCAAGAGTATCTTTCAAAGGTGTATGAGATTTCAACATATAACTATGCGGCAATTAACGCAAAGGTTGCAAACATTGTTGGGCTCGGATATGACTTTGTTGATACAAAGAAAACTAATGATGCCTTTGATGCAATCACAGATGACAAGCAGTTAGAGAGAGCCCGTAGAAAGCTGAATAAGCTTCGTCAAGACTTACACGCCTGGCTAGATACAACAAACTCTGAAGATACATTTACACAGACTTTGATTAAGGTTTACACAGATTTAGAAGCAACAGGAAATGGCTACCTTGAAGTAGGCAGAACAACAGGCGGAAACATTGGATATATTGGACATATTCCAGCAAAGACAATGCGTGTTCGTAGACTAAGAGACGGCTTTATTCAATTGCTATACGGCAAGGCTGTATTCTTTAATAACTTTGGAGATACTGAAACAGAGAATCCAATTGCTGGGCAAGAAGATCGCCCAAATGAGATTATTCATTTTAAGAAGTATACTCCGATGAATAATTATTATGGTATCCCAGATATTATTGCTGCACAGGTAGCACTCGCAGGTAATGAATTATCTGGTCGATATAACCTAGACTACTTTGAAAACAAAGCGGTCCCAAGATATATTATTACAGTAAAGGGAGCAAAGCTTTCTCCAGAGTCAGAGCGTAAATTGCTTGAGTTTTTCCAAGTTGGATTAAAGGGAAAGAACCACAGATCTTTATATGTTCCGCTTCCAGCAGATAGCCCAGACTCAAAGGTTGAATTTAAAATGGAGCCAATTGAGGCGGGAAGCCAAGAGGGTTCATTTGAGAAGTATCGTAAATCAAATAGAGACGAAATCCTATTAGCCCACCGTGTGCCAATTAATAAAATTGGAACTCCAGAGGGTGTAAATTTAGCGGTTGCCCGTGATGCAGACAAGACATTTAAAGAGCAAGTTTGCCGTCCAGCCCAGATGACACTTGAAAAGAAAATAAATGCAATATTTGAAGAAAAGACCGATGCCCTAACTTTGAAGTTTAATGAATTGACTTTGACCGATGAGGATACCCAGTCTAAAATTGATGAAAGATATTTGCGTATGCAGGTAATTACCCCTAATGAAGTTAGAATTAGAAAGGGTATGATTCCACTTGATGGCGGAGACGACATGGTCGATTTAAAAGGACAAGCCGCCGCAGAGCAAAGAGCTCAAGCAGGAAATACAAGACAAAGATCTCAAGACCGTCAGGCAGCCGCCCCCGATGTTGATGGGGAAGGCAGAAATGCTAAAGGCGACGGAAGACAGGTTGACTAAGTCCACTCAACTGTTATTTGCTTTATAGTCTATAACACTATAAAATTAAGCATATGAACATTGAAAAGTCTTTATGGACCAGTAACGGCAACGTTATTAATTTGTCGGTTCCTTTTACTAAAGTTAACCGTGAAAAGAGAACCGTATCTGGATTCGCAACCCTAGACAATGTTGATCAGACTGGTGATGTTGTAACAGCAGAATCAAGTCTCAAGGCATTCGAAAATTTCCGTGGGAATATTCGTGAGATGCACGGATCAAATGCGGTAGGAAAGATGGTTTCTTTTAAACCAGAAACTTTCTACGACCCAAAGTCAAAAGAGTTCTTCAACGGAGTGTATGTCGATGCATACATCTCAAAGGGCGCACAAGACACCTGGGAGAAAGTTTTAGACGGAACTCTATCTGGATTCTCAATCGGCGGAAAGATTCTTGAGTCAGACAATGAAGTTAACAAGGCGAGTGGCAAGACCGTAAGATTTATTAAGAACTATGAACTAATTGAGCTTTCTATTGTTGATTCACCAGCAAATGAACTTTGTAACATTCTTTCTATCCAGAAGGTCAATGGACAATACATTGCAAAGGGAATTGCAGTAGGAGTAGTAACTGAAAATATATTTTACTGTGCAGACAGTGATTCTGTTTTTATCTCAACAGATAAAACATATGACTCTCCAGTATCTGGAAAGCCAGCAGAGTTAATCGGATGGGTTGAAAGCTCAGATGTTAACAAAGCAAAAGAGATAGATAAGATTCTTGATGCATACAAGCATTCAAGATTTACGTTGCCTGAAACACAAACAATTGCAAAACAGGCAAACGCAGAAGGAGGTAATGAAATGTCAGATAATACAGAAAACGTAGTTGTCGAAGATGTTGCAGTAGAGGCACCAGCCGAAGCAGAAACAACAGAAGCAGCCGTTGAAGATACAGCAGTTGTTGCAGAAGATGCAACTCCAGCTGAAGCTCCTGCAGATGCAGTAGCAGAAGACGTTCCTGCCGAGACTCTGGAAAAAGCAGCCGAAGTATCAGAAGATAAGGTTGATGAACCTGATTTTGCGAAGATGTTAGGCGATCTAAAAGGCTTTTTCTCAGAAACTCTAAACAAGGCATCTGAAGCAAATGCAGCACAAGTAACAACAATCCAAGAGACTGTTGAAACTTTCAGCAAGAGCGTAGATGCTAGAATTTCAGAGTTGGCAGAACAACACACAGCACTTTCAAGCGCTGTAAATAACATCAAGAACACGATTGATGGTGTACAAAAGCGTGTCGACGCAGTAGAATCAGAGACTGCAATCAAGAAGTCTTCAGATCTTGGCCGATCAGAAGAAGTAACAATCAAAAAATCTAAATGGAACGGTTCTTTCCTCGGTTCCGTAAACGAAATATTCAACTAAGGTAGGTATAAAATAATGAGCAATGAAACATTAGAAAAAGCAGTTGCAGCTGGAACTACAGCTACAGGCACATTTGCCTCAACAACTGGTGGAACAGGAACACACCGTGCATCAGAAGCTGGTAACGGTGGACTTCTTAACCCAGAACAATCAGCTCGCTTCCTTGACTATATGTTCGACGCAACCGTAATCGGTAAGGTCGCACGTACAGTTCGTATGAAGTCAGACACAGCCGAGATTGACCGTATGTCCGTTGGTGAGAAGCTTATGAAGCTTGCAACTGAGGCAGACGATACAGCATCTAACAATGCAGTAACTTTCTCAAAAATCTCTTTGACAACAAAGAAACTCCGCATGGACTGGGAGCTTTCAACAGAGTCTCTAGAAGACAACATCGAAGGTGCAGATCTAGAAGATCACATTGCACGTTTGATGGCAACACAGGCAGGTAACGACATTGAAGATGTAATCCTCAATGGAAATGTTTCCCTAACAGGAGACGCTCTTTACAAGTCATTCGATGGCGTTGTAAAGAAGGCAAAGGCATCAGGTCGTGTCGTAGACGCAGCTGGAGCCACAGTATCACGTGAAGTATTCAACAAGGCACTTAAGGCTATGCCACGTAAGTACAAGCAACGTCGTGGAGACCTTCGCTTCCTTGCTGGATCAAACTTGATTCAGGATTTCCTATATGCTAACAGCATTGGAACAAACCAGACAATTCCACAGGACATCGCTTCAAGCGTTATCCGTGGCGGAGTCGCACCACTAGGTGGACCAGCAGGATATGTGGCACCATTCGCATTCGGTATTCCGATTGTTGAAGTACCACTTCTTAACGAGACACAGACTGGTGATTACACAACACCAACAGGATCACACGGAGACATTCACTTGTCATTCCCAAATAACGTAGTTATCGGAGTTAAGCGTGACGTAACAGTCTACCGCTTCTTCTGGCCACGTAAGGACTCAATCGAGTACACAATGTATACTCGTGTTGGCGTCCAGATCGAACAAGCTGACGCTTGGGTCGTTGTAAAGAACGTTAAGGTTGCTTCTTAATTAATTTAAGATAAAACCCTCGAAAGGCCCCCAATTAATTTTGGGGGCTTTTCATTTTAATTTATCAATGCTATAATTGAATAACCTAACAAAGGAGATAATATGTCATTCGAGACATTGAAAGTAGCAGAACTCAGAAAAATTGCAGAGGACTTTGCAGTTGATACTGATGGTATTAAGAGTAAGGCAGATATCGTTGCCGCCCTTGCAGAAGAGGGAGTCACATGGTCTGTTTATCAAAAGACTATTAAGGACATCGAAGATTCGACAGATGAATTCAGCGAGAACGCAGAAGAGATTCTTCCAAGATTTGATCCAAATGCTCAGCCAGAAGACACAGTGCTAGTTAGAATGACTAGAGAAAACTTCAGGTATGATATTAATGGATTTACATTTACAAGAGAGCACCCGTTTATTGCAATGACAGAAGACAATGCTCAAGAAATTTTTGATAAGGAGGAGGGCTTCAGATTAGCAACTCCAAAAGAAGTTCAGGAGTATTACAACTAATCTAAGCCTATAACATGGCAGAGATATACGTAAATAGCAACTCACCAATTAGAACAAAGATCTATTGGGAGGGTGAACTAATAACACCTTCTAGCGTTGTAACAGCAAAGATTTATGACGTAACAAAAGATCCAACCAATGTCATACTACCGACAACTATATTGTCAACGATTAATGCAACGGCGGTAGAGACAGATATTGGTACCTATCAAATAGTGTTGCCATTTTCGTATTCGTCATATCCTAGAAACTTTAAGATTGTATGGCAGTATACAGTTTCAGGCGGGGCAGTAGGAACACATACCACATATGCTAATGTAGTATCTCCCTATATCAATATCAATGAACAGATAGATGATTTGAACTTTGGGGCAGACCCAAGCGATCCAAATTATAAGACATACGGAGATCTACAGGCAGCAGAAAGATATGCAAGAAAGATAGTAGAAGATTTTACAAATCAAGACTTTTATCTATACTCAGGAGAAGAATCAATCTATGGAGATGATTCAGACACACTTCCTCTTCCAGCTAAACTAAACAAGATATATAAGATTTACTCTAATGATATCTTGCTAGTGGACAATCTTTCTACTCCTAAAGTCAATAATTGGTTGTACGATCCAATTGTTTCAGAGACTGGATTCGGAGTAAGAGTAAACAGAACTAACCTATTGGATAATACGGTATATGTTGCAAATGGCTTAGTTCCGCCATCAATTAATGATACATTTAACGGTGTATTTTCTAAAAATATTAAGTACAAGATCGTAGGACAATTTGGATGGGAATCTGTTCCAGATAAGGTCCAGCTTGCTACAGTTGAACTGATGAAAGATTACTTCTCAAAGGACAAGGTCTGGAGAAATAAGTACATCAAATCAATCAAGACATTTGACTGGAGCTTTGAGTATAATGCATCGGCATCAAAGGGAACTGGCAATCTATATGTAGACCAGCTTCTTAATCCGTATGTTATCACTCAAATGGTTCTGATCTAATGTATGCCATTATTGATTCAGTCTTTCCTATGCTTATGGATGTCTATAAGCAATTCGATACACAAGACGAGTCAACTGGCGCATTAAAAAAAGAGTGGCAATTTACTAGAACTGTACCATGCAGTGCTAAAGGTACAGTAAGCAACTCATCTTCAAGAACGGCTGGAGACAAGCAAGTCTTTTCTAATAAGTATTTAAATGATCAGGTATTACAAGTAAGAACTGCAACAAAGGTTACCTTTAGAGAAAAGATTACAAACATCAGAAATCTAGATGGCACCGTAATATGGGAAGAAATTAACTTTCCAAATAACACTCCGACAGTATTTGAAGTAATGGGTGTTGTTCCAATGACAGAACCACTAGGTGGAATTGTTGGATATAACGCCACTATAAAAAGATCGGAGAGTCAGGTAATTGGACAGTAGCGTAGCATTACTGCAAGCATCTAGCGGTCTAGAAAGATTGATGGCTGGATCAGTTCCAGGAGTAATCAAAGACAGCACAGTAGCCCAGATATCAGCATTCCTATACTATGAAGCTGCAGTCCTTTCTAAGCTGACATCAAATGCCGAATTTAAAAACTTATTTAAAACAACCATATTTAATCAAATAGAAAAAGACTTCGGTCAGTATGTAGATGCTCAGGCAAGAACAAAGCCTAAAAGCCTTCACCACGTATATGAGTGGAATAAGACAGGTAATCCCTCATTTAGATTATTTGATTTATACTTAATAGACACAGGTGGACTTTCATTTAGAATAGGTCGTGACTTTAAATTATCTAAATCAGCAGTTCCTTCTAAGAACAAAAAGCAAAAAAGAAAATATGTATTTAGTAATAAGGCTACCGTGATGGAAGAGGGAATGCCCGTAGTAATTCGCCCAAAGTCAGCAGAGCGCTTAGTATTTGAATTAGATGGTGCAACAGTCTTTATGCCTAAAGGAACCTCTGTGACCGTCAAGAGGCCTGGAGGCAGGGCGGCAACAAATCAGTTTGCTCTTACATATGGTAGATTTTTTGGCGGGCAACTAGTAAACTCTTCAATACGTTCATCTGGATTCCAAAGAATCTTTAATGCTAAGATCGCTAAAGCCCTAGATGTCCCAATTAATATTAAAAAGGTGCAGTATAGCTTCAGTGCTGGTAAAATAAGAATGCAGGCGGACGCAGCATTAAGTTCATCATTTGGAGGCTCACTATGACAGTAGATTATAAGATAGACGCAATGTTCGAGCTTCGCAAGTTCCTATGGACACAATTAAAGTTGACGGGAATGTTTAATCAGAACGATTATTACTCGGACAACCTTGGAACAGAGATAATCCCTATTGTTCCAGTCCAGCAATTGCCAGAAATGGATCAATTCCTAAACGGCAAGAAGCACATCGTATATGACAAAATCGGTTTATCCTATGAGGAGAACTGGCTAATATGCTGTGAGAAGGTTTTGTTCACCATCTATTCAACAGATGTAACAGAAATCTACGAGATGAGAAACCTCATGACAGACCTTTTCAGAAGAATGGACGAATCTGCAAAGGATGTCAATGCCTCAAAGACTTCTAATAAATTAATTTTCCACAGCATTCATATTACAGAGACCTCTCCAATTGAGCCATCTCAAGAACTTCAGGGGTTCCTGTCAGCAGACGTAATACTAGAGGTCAAATACTCTAGAGTCACCGATAGACTAGGCCGATTTGCCTAGTTGCTTTTAAAGGCTTAATCCAGTAAAATTGGACATAAGAGGAAATGAGCCTAGCCAGCTTGATTTAAAGTAAGTCAATATATATATATTTATTTAATGGAGGTTATACAACATGGCACAAAACACAGGTAATGCTAGAAACATTCTTGTTGGTGCGTCACCACTATTTTTGTCAGTAGAAGATTCTACTACATCAGGTTACGTAGAAAACATGGTTCCAGGAACAGCTATCACAGGCGCTGCTGGACGCAATAAGACAGTCCCAGCATTTAAGAATGGAACATCAGCTACACCAGGACCATACGTTGCAGGAGAGTCATACACAACAACTCTTAACGCAGTAGATGCAACCACAGGTTCAGCAGTTGCACCAGCAACTCTTGCAAACTCAGGAGCTGCTTACCGTAACGTCGGATTCACAAACAACGGTCTTCAAATTACTTACAACCCATCATACGGTTCAGTAACAGTAGATCAGCTTCTTGATACAGCTAAGCTGTTCAAGGAGACAATGGAAGTTATGATTGCAACAGAAATGGCAGAAGGAACTCTTGAGAACGTTCTTGCCGTATTTGGACAATCAGCAGCAACTCTTACTGAAAACGGTAAGAAGCTAGGTCTTGCAGCAGGTGCACTAGGAGAAGCTCCAGTTGAGCGTCAGCTAGTTGCAATTGGACAGGCTCCAACAACTGCAGAATCATCAAAGACTGAGCGTGTATATTATGCACGTCGTGTTCTTTCTGTACAACAGTCACAGTTCTCTTTGGCTCGTAACGCAGCATCAACATTCCCAGTAACATTCCGTTTGCTTCCATCAGGAGCATCAGCAGACGCAGGCGCAGAATACGGTACAATCGTAGACCGCACCTGGCTATAATTAATATTAATTAATTAATAAAATTCCCCTCAAGCAATTGGGGGGTTTTTTATTGCCCTTATATTGTCAATATGATACAATAATTAAGACTAGATCCGAGGAGGATTAAATGGCAACAACAGTATACGATGTTGAAGAAATTCAGCTACAAAATGGCGCAACAGTTAAACTTAAGCCTTTAACAATTAAAGAGCTTCGCAAGTTTATGAAAGTCATTCAGAAGACACAAGAAGTAACATCAGAAGACGAAACACTCACGATTCTTATCGAAGCATGTGCAGTAGCCCTAGAAAAGCAATTGCCTGAGCTCGTAAAGGATAAAGACGCATTTGAAGATACACTTGACGTTCCAACAATCAACCGCATTCTTGAGATCTGCGGAGGAATTAAGATGGACGACCCAAACCTACTAGCGGCAGCAGTACTGGCTGGTCAGAACTAGATCTAGCCGCTTTAGAAGGGGAAGTATTTCTTTTAGGTAATTGGAAAAATTACGAAGAACTAGAAGATAATCTTTCAATGCCAGAGATGGTCCAGACTTTTAAGTCAATGCAAAAAACGGAATCAGAGAAAAGAAAGTTCTTAGCTTCGATTCAAGGTGTTGAGTTAAATGAAAGCAGTAACCAAAATAAGGAGGAGTCGTCTTTCGAAGATGTTAGAAGAAAAGCACTTGGAATCAACGCATCAGCAGATGATATTGTTGGACTACAAGGAGCATTTGCCAGCGAAGCTGGATTCGGCATTGGAGCAGGATTAGGATACTCTATAGAGTAACATATACATATGGCAGATAATTTAATCACCACCAATATTACCGCCAACGCAGACTTTACGGGCTTAAGAACCCAACTGGCTGCGACTACTGCCCAACTCTTAAAGTTACAAGAAGTTACAGCGGGAACTAACGCTAAACTTGCAAATCAAATTGCAGTAATGAATAAGGCGTTTGCAACAACGCTTACATCAACAGGCCAGTTCTCGCAACACTTCGTATCCCTCACTTCAGATGTAGAAAAGTTTGGCAAAAATTTAGACAGAGGCAGACTAAAGCTAAATGACTACTACAACACATGGAGCGGGCATACAAAGAGGACTAGCAATCTAGTTAGAGACCTTGCAAAACAGCAGGTAATGCTTGAGCAAGCAATTATTCAACCTGTAGGTAAAAACGCACAGGGCTTAATGCAATATAACGTAATGGTTGCAAAGGGTCTAGATGAAGTAAAGAATAAGACAGCAATAGCAAGACAAGAACTTGCCATCATGAACAAGGTGATGAATGATGGAGCAACAAGTCTTATTAACTGGGGTAAGAATACTCAGTGGGCAGGTCGTCAGTTAACAGTAGGATTAACCGTACCACTAGCAGCATTTGGTATGGCTGCACAAAAAGCTTTTAGAGAAGCTGATCAAGAGTTAGTCAGACTGCAAAAGGTTTACGGTGGCCTATCTTCAGTATCTGCAGTAGAGCTTGCAAAGGTAAGAAAAGATGTTTCAGAAACAGCAAGAGAAATTGCGGGAGCATACGGTATTGCATATAAAGATACAATCGGACTTGCCGCAGATCTAGCTGCAACTGGACAACAGGGACAAGCACTACTTGAAGCAACAAAAGAAACTTCTAGACTTGCAATCCTTGGAGAAGTAGATAGACAAGAGGCCATGAAGGCAACTCTTGCTATTCAGAATGCATTTAAGTCAAGCACTGAAGAACTTACACAGTCTATTGACTTCCTTAACGCAGTTGAAAACCAAACCTCAACAAGCCTAGCAGATTTAGTTGAAGCAATTCCTAAAGCAGGTCCCGTTGTAAAGTCTCTTGGTGGAGACGTAAAAGATTTAGCATTGTATTTAACTGCAATGAAAGAAGGCGGAGTAAACGCATCAGAAGGTGCTAACGCAATTAAGTCAGCAATGGCTTCTCTTATCAACCCAACAAAGGTTGCTAAAGAAATGTTTAATGGCTTTGGAATAGATATTGATCAGATTGTAACATCTAACGCAGGCAACCTAACTGCGACAATTATGGATCTTCAATCAGCCCTAGACAACTTAGACCCACTAAGCAAATCAAGAGCAATTGAGCAGCTATTCGGTAAATTCCAGTATGCAAGAATGTCCGCTCTATTTGCAAACTTAGGAAAAGAAGGATCCCAGACGCTTCAGGTAATGGATTTGATGAAGTCAAGCGCAACGGATCTTGCAAATATTTCAGCCCGAGAATTAGGTATGTTGACAGAGTCAGCATCTGGTAAATTTAAGAGAGCTCTTGCTTCAGTTCAAGCAGATCTTGCAGCAGTTGGAAACCAATTTTTAGTAATTAGTACAAAGGTTTTAGAAGTAGTAGACGGAATTATTAAATTCTTCCAGAAGCTTCCACAGCCAGTAAAGACATTCCTAAATGTACTAGGAGGAATAACCGCAGTATCTGGACCAATTATTATGTTGGCTGGTGTTATGGGCAACTTTATTGGATATGTCATCAAGGGAATATTTCACCTAAGACAGCTAGTAAAAGGCGGACAAGGATTTAAATTACTTACTCCAGAAATTATGGCAGCAGATGCTGCAGCTAAAGGTCTTGCTACATCATTCTACTCGGATACAGAAGCAACAATTGTATTAACAAATGCAATAAATACTCTTGCCGCATCATTTGATACTCTTGAGATAAAGGCTAACTCTGCAAAGGTTGCAGTGCAGCCAGGAATCTCAACACTTGCAGGCGGAGTAATTGCAGCTGGAAGTCCAAGCGGGCAAAGATTTGTAGATAAGAATAACCCACTAGTTGGCGAAGCATACACAAGAGATATGTCTCATATGATTCCAGCTCAGACACAACAGCCAGGAACTATATTTGGAACAGTTCCAGGAGCGTCTCCAGTAAATGTTAGAATTGGTAAAAACCCTCAAGCATATATGAATCAAGATCTTCCAAAGATTCCAGGTGTTACATCTGTAAATGGAATATCAACAGGTGTTGTTGCACAAGAAGCAGCAAAGTGGCATGCAATGACAGCGGCAATTGCAATGCAATCAGAAGCAGAAATTAAAGTATTAAAGGCTGAGGTTATGGCAACAGGCACAATTACCTCTGGCCTAGCAGATTCATATCAGGCATTGCTACCACAATTTTCTGAAATTACTCAACTTGCTGCATTAGAAACTGAAGCAATTGTTAAGCAGCTTCAGGCAAGCAAGATAACAGTGGATCAAGCAAGAGCAAAAGTAATACAACTAAATGCAACAGTTGAAGCAATGCTTGCAGAAACAACCGCTGCAACTGCAACGGCAATGGGGCGAACAGCAAATCTAACTACAGTTCCATTTACATCTCAGCCAGTGGTTGATCCAGCAAGTGGTAAATCAAATATGAAAGAGATGTTCCATAAGGGGTCGACAAAGACCTTAGTTGATAGAATTGCAAGAGCACTTGGGGGCGTAAGAACTTCAGGAGCAGGATATAATATTCAAACAACAAAGCCTAAGTTTGCTCGGGGTGGCATTGTTCCTGGTACAGGCAACACAGACACATACCACACAACAGCAGAACCAGGCGCATTCGTAATTAATAAAAAATCTACAGAACAAAATATGTCAACCGTAAAGAGCCTACTAGGTGGGACCCCAAGATATGCAACAGGCGGACAGGTTCCAGTTGTATTAACTCCTGGAGAAGCAGTTATTCCAGCAAGTATTGCACAAAAGAATATGCCTTTAATGTATTCATTAAATGGCGGACCAGGCAACACCTCTGGCATGGGAAGATATGAAGGCGGTGGAATAAGAAGGCAAGCAGAAAATAATATAAGAGGAGCATCTGCATACGTTTCAAGACTATCAATTCCAAAGAACTTTTTAGAAGACACACAAGTCAGGCACGTAATGCATGACGCAGCAATACTTAATGGTTTAGGAATGTCAGAAGTTGAATCAGTTCGTACAGCCAAAAGACTATATGATGAAGCAAGACAGTATGCTTACGACCCTAAAACAGACACAATTGATGACGAAAGAATGCGAGAAATAAAAGAAAAACAAACTAGAGAATTAGATAAAAAAATAGGAGGAGGGCTGCTTAAGCCACCAGTTAAAACTTCTTCTGGAATAAATATAAAGGCTAGCAATAGGCATCATGCTATTCATCCTTCACCGTCTTTAATTAATACATTGACAAAGATGGGATTTGCAAACGCTGGGGAAGTTAAAAGATTACAGATGGAGCTATTTGGCAAATCAATTTGGAATGAAAAATCAAGAAGATGGGAGCCAAATATTCATGCTTATGCCACAGAGCACATTCAAAAAGCAGGACAATACGGCTACAGCGCAACTGGTAATTTTGGTCAAGCAATGGCGGGAAATAAAGAACAAAATTTATGGACAAGTACATTTGCAAACTTAACAAAAAATCACGAAAATCCTTTTGAAGACAGATTGCCACAAACTGAAACAGAAAAGCGAAAGGCTATTGATACAATAGGAAAGGTTTTAGGGTTAGGCACAGGACCTGGAACTGAAGAAAGAATTATCAAGGCTCCGTTAAGATTAAAACATAACTTTGGAATAACAAAAGTATTCATGGACTTTTTAAAAGCTAAGAAGCCAGGAAGAAGACTTAATATGGGAGGTCAGGTTCCAGGGCAGTTTGCACAGAAATTATTCAGAGGCGGCAAAGCGATGTTCCTTGGAATGCCTAGAACTATTAAGCAGGTAGAAGCTCAAAGAGCAGCAAAAGCTGCAATGGAAAAGGCAAATCAAGCAGTCAAAGATTCTAGATTCAGCAAAACTCCAGTAACCGATTATGATGGATTGCTAGAGCCAACATCTGGAAGAAGTTTCCCAGTAGCTGGAATTGGTGGAGTTTATAGTAAAGGCGGAGATAAAGTTTTTGTTAAGCCAGTACTAGATGAAAAAGCAGCACTTGCTGAATTGAGGGCAACTGAAATTGCTCGTGACGTACATGGCCTACAAACACCTAATCAAAGAGTTGTTGTAATGAAAGATCCAACAGACCCAACGGGTGCAAGAAGAATACTAGCACTAGAGTCTAAGTACAATCCTGCTATAGCAAATCAAGACGGCAAGTTCACATCTGATCAATACTTTAGACAACTAGTGGCTTCAGCATTGCGTGGAGATAAAGACCTAGGTAGGGGAAATCTATCTGGTAATATTCTTGCAGATGTGGGACCAGCTGGAGTATTTGCAACAGCCTCTGGCCCAAGAGAATATTCTGCAACAATGCCTTCATTCAAGCACCAAGCAATGGTTAATTTGCTAGGGGTAAAGGGAAGCAACACAAAGAAATTCTTTGCTGAGTCAACTGCAAGTATTCCAAAGGGAATGACAGCAGATCAATACAATGATCGTATGCTTCAAGAGATTAATGAGGCTTTGCCTAAGCTAAAACAAACAATAAGTAGATTCGATTTAAACTCAGAAGAGAAGGTTGTTTATAATGCAATGATTCAAAGACTCTCTGACGCAAGAAGACAAACATATGGAGATTTGCACGGAGTTCATTCATCATTAAAGATGTCTCCAGAAAAAACAATGACTCCAGCGGCTATTGCTAAAATGATTGCAGCAGATGAATTAAAGCGCAGACAAAAGGGTCACTCCGTAAGTCTATCGGATAACGCATTTAAGACTCCAGAAAATGGATTTAATATCGGCGGAATGATTGGAAATGTACTTAAGGGTAAAGCAATGCACAGAATTGGCGCAGGATTTGGACCAACAGGTGCACCTAAGCCTAGCATGTACGAGTCTGCTCCATGGGGTGTAAACTCTCTATCTATTAAGATGGCTGAAACATTATTTGCTAGCACGGGATTAAGAAAGAATACTCAAAAGTTATTCTATGATAAGTTTGCTGCAGCTCTTGCAAAAGAAAAACCTTACGGTTATGTTAAAGATGCACAGGGGTCTTTAAAGAATGCTCTTGAGCCAGACGTGTTAGATTCAGTTATAAGATCTGCTGCTTCGGATCTTATAGGAGATAGAGCTGTTCTGTCTCAATTATCACCAATTGATAAAGACATACTAAGAAAGAAATTCTTAAATTGGGAATCTAAAAAAGATACACCACTTACAGACTCTTTAAAGCAAGTTATATTTGGTTTAGAAAAAAGAGAAATGGGCGGACCAGTTAATGCTGGACAGCCATACGTTGTGGGAGAAAAAGGCCCAGAAGTTTTTGTTCCTAGAAACGCTGGAGGTATTATTCCAAATAGATCGACAATGGCTCAAGGATATAACATAGGCGGAATGATAGGGCCTCTAATTGCAGCTTTTGCTGCACAAATGTTGGGTGGCAAAATTGGAGGAATGGGGGGGACAGCACTATCTACTTTAGGTGGAATTATTCCATTTATGATGATGGGCGGCGGCGGGAAGCAAAGGCCAGAAGGATTTACATATTCAGGTGCAGTTTCTGACAGAAAGACTGGACCAGTCACATCAAGAATGGGCGGACTTGGAAATACATTAGCACAATCACTTCCAGGTGCGGGTAAAGCAGCATTACAAGCGGACAAGCTAGCAGCTAGCGGTTCTAAACTTGCACCAATGCTTGGAAGAGTAGCATTAATGGCAACTAGGGCAAATCTTGTAGTTGCAGGACTTTCTACAACTATTGCTTTGGGCATTAAGAGAATGAGAGACCATAACGAGCATTTAAGAATTGGAGCAACACGCTATGGCCTTACAGCAGAAGCTGCTCAAAAGGCAGGACTTAAGTTTACTGATTATAACTCTAAGCTTGCTGATACAGTTAAAAATATAGAAGCCATACGAGAAAGAAACCAAATGCTTTTTGAAAGCATGCAAGATGCGGGGCTTCCTATTTCTATGACAATTGAAGAGTATAAAAAGCTTAAGAAAGAAGTTAAGGAAACCTATACCGATCAAATTAAATTAATTAATCAATCTAAGGAATCAGAGCTTCCGCAGGTAGCAATCGATATTAAGACCGCATTGATGGCCGCTGGAATGTCAGCGGATGAAGCAAGCAAAAAAATATTTGCAATGTTTAAGCTTTCTGATCAGGCAGAAAAGGCTGGAGCATTTACTGTAGGCAACCGTGCATTTAAAAATATTAGAACAGGCCAGGATGCAGCAGAATCTGCAATAAACAATTATGTTTCTGCTTCAGCAAATAATGGACGTGAAGGCGCAAAGGCAGTCAACACTGGTCTGATGGCTATACAGGCTGGAATTATAGATGAGATTGAAAAAAGCAAGAAGGCTGCAAAAGCAGACAAGAGCGGAAACACAAAAGTATTAACTGAGTATCAAGCACAAGAAGCAATGCTTAAAAAGTTAAATAAACTAGAGTCTTCTAAGGCCGTACTTACTGCAGGAACTAGAGCAGAAATGATTAAACAAAATCCAGAACTTAGAAAAATTATTAACCCTATGGATACAGTTGTTAGCCTATTTGAAAAAATGAGTCTTGGGGCAAAGGGCTTTACTGGAGATCTTTCACAACTAGGCGCCGAAGCAGTAAGGAATTTGTCTATGGTTGCCGATTCAGTTGCCGCATCGGTTGCTTCAGCAAACAAAGAAGGATTACTAAAAGAAAATTATAAAGCTTTAAAAAAGTTAACAGATCAGAGAGATGTTCTAGAGAAAGCGGCTAAAGGCCAAAGCGCTCAAAAACAAATTGATACTAAAAACGAATTAAAGCGTTTACAAAGTCAGATAGATGCAAACAACAAGCTAGCAGATGCAAGGCTAAAAGCCCTTGATGCAGCAAAGCAAGAGGGTGACCTTGGCAGAGAGATTGCTAAAAAGCAGGCGGAATACGATGCTGCAATTGCAACTGGAAATACAGCAGGTGCTCAGCAGGCAAGCCTTGATATGGAAGGGCTTCAGTCTACCCTACAATATAATTCACAGAAGAAAGCAATTGAAGATGCAAACAAATTGGCCAATGCTCCTCTTGAAGCTAAAATTAAAGCAATCAACGCTGGACAAGAAAAGATGTCAGATAATGCAGCTCTTGCAGCAGAAAATTTAGGTGCATTAAATAAAAAGATTGCAACACAGACGCAACAAATTAATGATGTTAATCAAGCAATGACTACATTAAGAATTAATGCCTATGCTTTAGGAATGACTCTAGAGGAGTATGCAAAAACACCTGAAGGCCAAGCCGCTTCAGCAGGTGTAGTTGGAACCGTAAACACAGCAAGACCAGAAACAATTGTCACGCCTAAGTTGCAATTAAAGAGATCTCCTAGGGTAAATAATCCAAGCGTGACAGACCAGGCTGCAGGTTTTATGGGCGGAGTAGAAGGCGCTATTACAAAAGGCTTAGCCTCAAAGGGAATTACTGTCGACGCAATGACAGGAGACATTAATATTAATGGCAAGAAAATGGACATGAGTCCGTCAAAGGCTACCGCTAAGATTAGTTCTGTTCCTACAACTCTGGGAGCAACTGCTGGAGCCTATGCAGGAGCTACAATTGTTCATCCATCTACCTTAATCGCAGCAGGTGCAACACAAACAACAAATACTAAAAATGGAAGGCCAAGCTCTACCTGGATTGGTGTTGAGTTCTTAGATAAGAATGGTAAAAAATGGAAAGTAACAGGTGATGGTTCACCAGCAGGCCTTAATGTTCAAGCAGTAAAAGCTGGATATGGAACCATGAAGCTTAATCCAAAGGTTCCTACAATTGTTGGAGACCGTGGACCAGAAATGGCGTTTGGAGGAATGGTTATCCCTAATATGGCTAAGCTACCATTTGCATCTCCAAGATATGATGTAGGTCAAGCAGCCAAAATGTTTGAGCCAATGAGCGATTCTAGAGGCGGCGGAAACGTAATTAATCTTACACAGAACATATACCCATCTGAAGGTATGAATACTGATGCATTTGTAAGACAAGTGGTATCAATGACAAAGCAGGCCATTGGACAAGATACAAAGTTAAATGCTAAAATGAAGGGTAACCCAATGAATGTGAGTATTAAAACATGAGCTATCCAATGACACTTCCTGTAGGATCATTAATTTATTTTGACACAGGCACAGACGCAAATACCCCAACTTGGACAAAATTGTCTGAGCATAATAGAGGCTCAGCGTCGGTAGACGTAGACAGAATTGAAAAGACTCAAAGAATGTCAAATGGCTCATTGAGAAAAATATGGATTGCAGATAAAAAAACAGTATCTGCTTCTTGGGGAGATATCCCTACATATAGCACCATGACCGTGGACGGTGGAATGGGTGCAGAAGATATAAGAGCATTCTATTTAAATAAAGGTAAGGGAACATTTAAGGTTAAGATATCTTATAATGCAGTTTCTGCAAGAGATGAAATTATTCTAGCCTCCTTTACATCATGTAGTTTTACTGTATCTAAAAGAAATGTTAAATCTACTACAGCCTCAGTCCCGCAAGAGTTTTGGGATGTATCTTTATCTTTAGAAGAGGTATAAATTGATATCAGTATCAAATACCGTCAAAAACGCATTAAATAAATCCGTTAGCGTCTCTGTGACCAATGGATGCCACCTTGAGTATAATATGAACGACTTGATCCTGGGAGCGTCTGTAACAGCCCCAGAAGGCGTTATAACGGCAACTCTGACCTCTAAAGACGGAACATACACCTATAGACCATTTGAAAAGCTATTTCCAATAACAAGCATAATTGATCCAAGACGCCCAAAGAAGGCTGGAATCCAGTATATGATTTCGGGAGACCCAAGCATACCCTCAACACTTTCTACTACAGGTATTGGAAGCGCAGCCACATATGCTTCTGCAAAAGAATTTAGCAAAAGACTTTATTTTTCTAGCACAAAAACAGCCTATAAATATTGGGTAACTCCCAAAGCGGCAGGCATGCTTTTGTCTAACTGTATTCTATCTGTATCTTACCCAGCAAATAAGACTGCTGCTACAAATAAGATTGTTGTTAAGTTTGAAACATCGCATTCTAAGCCAACATCGTGGACTGTTAAACTAGTTAACTTGGCGGGAGCAGAGTCATTAATATACACTGGAACAACTTGCCCAGATTCTGGAGTAGTAAATTTATACTATAACGGAACATCTTGGTCAGAGACAGAGCCTGCTACGGTATCTGAAGGAATAAATTTAAGCGGATTAAAGCTACAGATTAACTCCATTGATACTTCAGGCGGGTATCTAGGAATAATTGAAATATCAGCAAGACTAGTAAGAGATGTTACGGCATCCTTAGAGTCATTTAATATATCTCAGAATTCATCAGATCAAATAGATGGATTGGTTCCAGTAGGTGATGTCACAGCAAACTCATTAAGAATGAATTTAAATTCATATGATCGGTCATATGCCTACCATGACAGAGATATTCCTTTTAATAAAGCAAAGATTAATATGTATAAGAATGTAATCATTAGACCATTCACCATAGTCGAATCAGAAAAAATAAATCTTGGAGTTTTTTATATGGACTCCTATGAGGTAGACGAGTTTGGAGAAATTTCAATAAATGCGCTAGATGGTGCTAGGGATCTTCAATACATTAAACCGCCTGATATTGTAACAAAGGATATGTCATCAGTTGCAATTATTAGAAGGTTGCTAGACTCAGTCGGATTTACAAACTATAAGTTTAATTTAGCTACAAATGACAATTCAATTGTAACCCCGTTTTATTGGTATACCGATCCCTCAAAGACGGTCTGGCAACACGTTCAAGACTTATGTAAAGATACACAGATGATTGCAGTATTTGATAATAATGATATCTTACAGTTCTACCCTAGAGGATATATTTTTGATAATACAAAAACTCCAGTGGCATCTTTTAGGTATAACAACACATCAGATGGCAAGCTTGCAAACATAGCATCAATTGCAATTGAAAATATACCAAGCGTAAAGGCAATTAAAGTTCTATACAGTCCACAAACCACATCTAATTATGATGGAGATGGAGACAAGGTCTATACATCTCCAGTAGTTCAACTAGGAGCCGCAGCCTTAATTGAGGACTTAGGTCCACCGCCAACAACTCCAGGTGCAAGTCTTGGAGTAATTAAGCTATCGCCTGTTCAGATAACTTCAGCTGCTGCAACACTTTATTCTTATACTGGATATTTAGTTTTAGGAAAAGAAATAATTGAATACGATGCTATTCAGTATACTTATGAGCCTTCTCCACCGATAGCTGGACAGCCTACTGTTGAAAAATGGATCACATCTGATTCGGATATACAGTCAAGTCAAGCACTTGCAAAGCCAAATAGTTTTAAGCCAACAGGTCAATATAGAATTAAAAAAAGAAATGCCTTTGATGTTGTTAAGAGCGATGATCTTACATCTTTAACCCACAGTGCTGACATAGCATCTTTGCAGGCAGAGTGGGAAGGAAGAAAGTGGGATTCTACAGTAGGGGGAGCAGGAGCATACACTACAGATAACTCTGTGTTTACCTTAAAAGAGGTTTCAATTAAAGACGCAGATGGCAAAGGAGTGGGAAAGAATAATGATTTATTCTACTCAGTTCCTAGATCAATGATGACCGTATTTGCTCCAGTTGTTGAGTCAAAGCCAAGTGCACTAGATGCAAACCTAACTGAATATATTCAAAATACAAAATACAGCCTTGTAACAGAAAAAACTGTTTCTCCAAAATACGCTAAGACAGACGGATCGGCCACAGAAAATTTTGTTATAGGTACGAACATGTACTTCCCTCTCTTGAAGAAGCCAAGCGATAGTCGTGCTACGGGAGAACAAAGAACCATCTCTGGACTTGCATTCTCATTAAATGCAAATAATACAAGCGGATATTTTCTGTCTATTGCTACATCACAAAATAGTAACGCAGATAAATCATACAGGGATATTAATTTTTATAAAATTGTAAATGGCAAGCCTGTAAAGATGACAGATCAGCAAAAAGAAGATGACGGATCTATTGTTACAAACATAAATGGCGGAAAAATGTATAGGGTAGATATTCGTGCCAACTATTCAACTCCCACTGTTGCTGCAGGACAGCCAACACCAGGCAAAGTTTTAACTCTTAGGGTTTCTATTAACAATAAATCCTTTGTAGTTGTTGATCAAGATCCTTTTACTATAACTCAAAAGATAGGCCTTATGTCTCTTCAAGGAGTTTCAGCTTTTGACTACATCTATGCTGCTCCATTAACAATTGAAGAATTTACTGCAGATAGTTCTTTTGACCCTTACAAGGGATTCCTAGCAGGAGGCTTCCCTATAACAAAAACATTCGGAGACTTTATATTTAATCAAAAGTCCCAGCAGACAAACACTACTTGGCTAAGAGAATTTGGTCCAGTTGCAAGAGAGCTTAGAAGAATTCAATCTAGATTCACAACCCCAGGGTTTCCTTTGTATCCAAGCCTTGTAAATAATAATGACGTAACCGTTGTGGGAGCATCGCTTGATTTATTCTCAATGGACGTCTATGTTTTAAATAATACAGGAGCCTTTACGGCATTGGCAAATGATGAAGAAAAGCAGTTTGTTATTATTGGTAACTCAATTGTTCCTTCAGATTCATTTGAATATATGGACCCAACACTTACAGATGCTCAGAAGGTAGAGATTGTTGGATTTGACTCTACATGGATTCAAAGAGAGACGGAAGCAAAGGACCTGGCGTCTTGGATGTCAAAGCAATGGTCTAAGCAGCAAAAGGTTGTATCCTTAGAGACTTTCTTAAATCCAATTGTCCAAATTGGAGATGTTGTTGAGATATCCTATCCAAATAATGAGCTATATTCTTCTGAAGATTTGAGTATTCCAAGCGGATTCTACGCTAGTAAATTTATTGTGTTATCCATAGACAGCACATACGATAAAGATTCCCCGCCAACAACTTCCCTGGCGTGTAGGTCGATTCATACATGAGGAAATGGTAGAATGTAAATATGAGTTATATGAAAAAGCCAGCCTCGTCAACAGCAAAAGAAAAGAAACTACTGCTTTTCCCTGGCGACCCTTTAATTAAAATATTAAAGCCAGACTATTATGCTCTCGTTGAACCAGGAAGCCTTAATGTTATATTTGATTCGGCAATTGATCCAGAAGAAGATCCAGACGATCCAGAGGATGATCCAGGGGATGAAACGGTTTTCCTCGCAGCTCCATCTTTATCTGATATTTCTCTTGTAAGTAAGACAATGGTAACTGATAAGAATAAGAATCAGTATGTTGAATTTGTATTTAATGTTAAAAATAGCGGCGGAGACACAGTGATAGGGGTAGAGGGTTATGGACAATAGCATGAATTTACTTGGAGAATACGTATTCTACGAAGACAACAAAGAAGTATATCGTAGTAAAAATTTAATAACTAAGTTTGGAAAAAGATATTTGACTCAATACTTAGCTGGTCAATCTAATACTAATCTAAAAGATATTGCAGTAGGAATAGGTTCAACTGCTGCAACAGTTAATGATACTCAACTAGGATTTGAGTTTTATAAATCTCCAGTTTCGATGAACAGCATAGATATTCAAACAAGCTCGTCAACAGGGCTAAGCACGTATGGAGTTGTTTATAAAACAACATTGCCTGTAGATGTTGCAGGAATAATTAATGAGGTAGGACTTTTCCCAAGCATATCTTTGGGAAGCACTGATTATGCAAGTAATTCTATATCTACATTTGAAGACAACCAAAGCTGGAAAGACTCAGCAGGAGTATCTCCTACATCAGTTACAACACCGTTTCCTAAAATTGGAACGTCGTATCTACCGATTAGCGCAAGTACTTCGCAGTCAAAAGAATATTTCTACAACTTTAATCTAGACATATCAGGGTATAGCGCACTAGATAGTTTTACTCTTGCCTATTATCAAAGTGATACAAATTTAGATTATGTCTTTGTAAGGACATATGATTCTAGTAATAATTACTACGAGATTAGATTCCCAGGTAGCGCATCTATCGGAGACAAGATTAACTCACTAACGCTTAACAATTTATACTCCAGTGGTTTTGGAGTTGGAACACCAGACCAAACAGCAATTGTTAAAATATCGGTTGGGGTAAAAGCAAAATCTTCAGGTTCAACAACTGCATTATTTGACGGACTAAGAATAAATGATGAGGATTCATTCAGAACTGACTATGGCATGATAAGCAGATCAGTTCTTACAACACCAATAACTAAGTCTTTAGGAAAGCAAATGGTTATTGAGTACAGACTAGGAATAAACTTTTAATGACAACAAGGGGATATGGCGATAGATGGTGGGAGCAAGACCTGCCTGCTGATTTAGAAAAGACAAATGTAGCGTCAGCCGCATCTGCTGCTTCTACGTCTAAATCCTCTTATACAGTAAAAGTAATTTTGCCTCTTATTAAGAACAAGAAATATAAGTTTTGGTTTAAGTATGAGCACGAAAATGCAGATACAAAAGAGAAAAAGTTCAGCGACTCGTCTCCGATTTGGACAGAAACTTTTGCTATTCCTAATTTAACCAAGGCGGTACAGAACTTAACATTAACGGCAGGCTCTCAATCTTACGGAGTTAAGTTTGATATTGACCCTGCAAGCGTACAAGAAGATGTTGTTATATTTGAAAGCCTTACAAGCAATTTTGCTACACAAACTATTGTTTATACAGGAACATCAACTAATGTTTCAATTCTTACAACAGGGGCTAATGCATTTGCTCCACGCTGGGTAAAAGTTAGGTCTAGAGATAAGTGGGATGATTTAAATATATCAGAAGTAACTGCGGGTCCAGTCACCCCATTTAGCGCAGATGTTGACACGACATATACTGTTGCAAATCCAACAAATCCAAGTGCAAGCGCATCAATTGATCCGAAAGACTTAAGCGGATTTAGTCTTGTCTCAACCATTAATTGGACTCAGTCTGCAGATACAAAGACCGCTGGTTACGCACTAAGATGGTCAACAAATGATCCATCAGTAGTTGGAGCAACCCCACTTTGGGAGTATGCATCTGTAAGCGGAAGATCAACAACTTCCTTTACTGCAACAGGATTAATTCCAAATACAACATATTATTATCAAGTTGCATCAACAACACCTTACGATGTTGTAAACTGGACTGGTGCTGCAAGTGGAACATTTATTGCTTCCGATGCAGACGGAACAGCAGCAGGCGCATTAGCAAGACTTAAATCTTTTATAGCCATAGGCGGAGCATCACAAGACCTATTTAAAATAGGAACAGGCATATCCCAAAGTATTAACTTAAACACAGACCCACTAGTAACCCCAACATTAACTCCAGGAACATATCACGGAATTATATTAAACAAGTCTACGACAAATGTTGGAAACAACTTCTGGCTTACTACAGGCCAGTTTAGAGTTGGAAACCCAACAGAGTTTATGTACTGGAATGGGACCAACTTATATTTAACTGGAAACGTTAATGCAACAGGCGGCAAATTTACAGGAAACGTTCAGCTTGCTATTCCAACAGGCGGAACAACAAGCGGAACACTCTATGCTGGAGCAAACCCTACATCAGGAGCAAGAGTAAGATTAAGTAGCGAAGGTATATTTGCGTATAATTCTACAAGCATAGACAATACAACAGGATTGACATTCTCTTTGCAGCAGTCAACTGGTCAAATAGATGCAAGGTCTGGAACTGTTGGCGGCTGGACATTAGCAACAACAGGATTTTCATCCTCTAACACTAAAATTGAAAACACTGGAATTATAACTTTAGGAGATACAACAGGAACACTTAACTCTATTGTAAAGCTTGACGCATCTCATCCAACATACAGATTGTGGGTTGGATCTCAAGACGCTCAAACTGCTGCTAATAATCATTTTGCAGTAACAAAAGAAGGAAAGCTATATGCATCTGGAGCACAAATATCAGGTCAGATTGTAATAAGCAGTGGCTCTACATACGATTCAATTGTTCTTGCATCTAGCACTGCTACATCTGCATCTAATACTGCAACAGCAGCATCTAATACTGCAACAGCAGCAAGTAGTGCTGCTTCTACTGCACAAAGTAGAGCTGATACAGCTTATGACAAAGCAGTAGCAGCAGAAACTGGTGTAACGCTAGCCCAGCAAAGAGCACAAGAAGCAAAAGATTTAGCAGCTTTAAAAATGGCGGCAGGAGATATTAATACAGTACTTGCATACAATACTACTGTAATAAATGGTGATCGTATTACTACTGGAACAATTGACGTTGCAAGATTAAATATCACTGGTGGTAATACAACAAATGGATTTGCTATTGACGGCAATGGAATTCGTGGGTATAGTGGGGGATCTCAAAATTTAAGCATTAGCAGTACGGGCACTATATCAATGAAGGGTGCAATTACTGCTACAAGCGGTAAAATAGCTGGATTTAATATTAGCTCAGTTTCAGATCTATACGCAGATACATCAGTAGGACCTAGAATTTTATTTCAAAATCCATCTAATGATACAATAATGCATTTTGGCTGGGAAAGTGGAAGCTATTCTACTGGAACGTATGCTTTTATAGCTGGACAGGATACAACTGTTCCTGGATCATCTTTTTATGTTAATACTAAAACAAAAACGTTTAGATTTGCAGCGGATTCCTCGCAAAGAAGTTACGCTGCTGAAATTAGAAATGATATTAGAGCAAGAGATTATAGGTATATAGCAGGAGGAGGCCTTGTAAACGATACATCTTCAAGAAGATTTAAAGAAAATATTACATACGCTCCAAAATCATATTACGATAGAGTTCTTGATATAAATCCAGCATTCTATACCTACAAGCACAATCACCCAGAAACAGATTCAAGCGTATGGGGACAGCATGGATTTGGACCAATCGTAGAAGACTTAGAAGATGCGGGACTAGGAATATTTGTGCAAAGAAATTTAAACGGAGAGCCGACATCACTTAAAAATGAACAAAAAATACCAATGCTTTTAATACCAATAGTTAGAGAGCTAAAAGAAAAGGTTGAAGCCATGGAGCAAAAAATATTAGAATTGGAGGCAAGATAATGTTTAAGTTTTTTTGTGCGGTCTGTATAGATGATAAAGAACTTTACGCATCATCTATAGATTCAAGCTTTGCTTATGCAAATTGTCCAGATTGTGGCTCATTGCTAACAGAAGTTTTTGCGAGGCACGATGGAATCACAGATGAAGATATGACAACCGAGTCATATAGTTCTTTACACGGGCTAGACAACAATACGCCATAATGGTATACTGTAAATCTATCAAGGAGATATAATGGAAAAAGCAGAACTAGTAATTCAAGCGCTTCAACAGCGTATCGGAGAGATTGTCTCACAATATGAGACGCATATAGCAATCCTTAGAGCAGAAATAACACAACTCTCTGAAGGAAATAAGTCACAAGAAGTTCCAGCGGAACAAACAGAGGAGTAATAAATGGCTACAAATCCAATACAACCTGGGGATCCAGTAACAGCAGATATTATAAATAGCTTAGTATTAGATATCGCAGAATTAAACAAGACTAAAGCAGGGTCATTTTCTTTAAGCCTCGCATCTGCGGGCGGAGATCAAAATAAAAATGCTGTATCTCAAAAAATATATAGCACCATTAAAACATTTGAAGCTAATGCAAGCAAGAAGCCACAGATTAAATGGGATCTAACTCCAATGAAGTTTACAAACCCACCAAGAGTCTGGTGCCAACTGGTAAGCAAAGGCTCATATGATGGGTCAGAGTTTGGATTTAAAATACAAGTATTAAGCGTTTCCACGACACAAGCAATTTTTGAAGTTAGAGGCAGGGGATTTAAGACAGCTAAATTTGATCTTTATGTTTTTGCTGTAGAAGCATAAACCCTATTGACAAGCTGAACCAATATGTTACAATTACTGTAACACCAAAGTCACGTACCCGTGACTTTTTTACATATTAAGGTAGACAATGAGTAACGATTTAAAGTGGATGATATCATCCGACCAGCAATTCCCATATCAAGATGACAAGATGATTGCCCTTTGGTTTAAGGTAATGAAGTGGTTTAAGCCAGACGTTGTTGACTACCTTGGTGATACAGACGATCAAGCCTGCTATAGCAAGTATACAGAAGGAAGATCAGCAGAGTTTTTAAACCTTCACAAGACTGATAGCAGAGATCTTATTGTTCCAATGATGCGACATGAGGCAAAGGGCGCAAGAGATTTTTATACAAAGACACGAGAGATGTTGCCAGAAGCGCAACTGTTTTCAGCACTAGGAAACCACGATGTTAGAATTTTTAACTACGTAGATGCAAAGCTTCCTGACTACATTAATGAGGTAACTCCAGAAGCACTTTGGGGATTAGACTCTTTGGGTTATGAATATATTCACTATAACGAATTGCCTAAGCGCCGCTTCGGAGATATCCACGTACATCATGGACTCTCAATTGCAGCAACTGGTTCTGTTCGCAAGGACATGGAAGACCTACAGGTATCTTTAATTAGAGGTCACTCTCACAGAATTGCATCCCACCTAGTTACTTATGAATTACGAAACGGCGGAGAAGGAGAAACACTTCGAGGCTATGAGCTTGGGCATATGTGTGACGAAAAGGGTCCAGGAATGAAGTACATGCAACACCACGACTGGCAAAAGGGATTTGCTATCGCTCATATTGTCAATGATTATCCACATATACAGATGATCCACGTAGCGCCTGATTATTCATGCGTTGTTGACGGGAAGTTGTTTACACTATAATGTGGTGCGGAAAATGTGGTGGTAGAGTTTTTGTAGACAGAGTGTTCTCACAAAAGCTACACGTAGAGTTGTTCTGCATTTTATGCGGGAAAAGAAATATGATTAATAAAGAGACGAGTGCTTTCGGGAAATGGCTAGAAAAAAGAGAAACAGCAAACTCAAAAAATTACGGTATTTCTTCTTAAACGATAAAGTACATAAGGTTTTGAGGTCATCTAGATCTAAAGATGAACTAGTTGCTTGGTGCTACCCTGATCATAAAAGAGTTATGTACTCTTACTCTCAAGTTGAAAAGCATATGGAAAATGCTTACAGCATGAAGGATGTATCTGGCCTTTTAAATAAACATACAGTAACTCTTCACGATTATATTTTAGAGGGAAAGATTAAGGCTCCCTCAAAGATATATCCGATAGGAGATCCAGAAAACAAAAACTGGTCTAAGTATATGTTTAGCCAAAAGGATGTTTTGCAGGTGCACGAGTTTATATTAGACTCAGGGCATTCTAAAAATGTTCCTTCAAGGGCTGAATTGCTAGGTCTTTTCAAACACAACATTATATTGTATACTAAGACTGACTCGGGATTCGTACCAGTATGGAAGGCGGAGTAATGAATAGAAGTATTACTTGCCCTACGTGTGGAAAAGAATGGGAATTGCGATGGGGCATATTCGCCCATGATAGTTTATCTAGGCATATGAAGGAGCACAAGTGACAACTAGAGTTAAGGTGGACCTCTCGTTCACACGCAATTTAGGCAATTACGAAAGCATCAAAATAGGTGTTGGCGTTGAAGATGATCTCCGCTCTGGAGAAAGTGTTGATGCGGCAACAGAAAGAGTTTATAAGTTTGTTGAAGACAAGCTTATTCAAAAGACTCGTGAGGTAGAAGAAGAGCTCAAGAGTGGCAAATGAGAAACAGCCATATATTCTTATAAGCCTTTACCTTTCCCTATATAAAGAGAGATACAACAAGGTTGTAACAATAAATAAGTTTCGTGAGAAGTGGGCTATGCAAGATGTCATTGATAGTGTAGGATATGACCGTGCAGTTGAGTTGTTAAAGTATTACTTTAAAACATCAAAGTCTGGTCATCCGCTAAACTTTTTTTACAACAACTTTGACAGAATAGACAGCCTAGAAAAAGAGATTAAGAAGGATAGGGCAGTACGCAGTATCCTTTTAGAAGAAACAAAAAAGATGGTAGAGGGCGAAGAGTGAATACAGAAGCAACCTTAATCTCTGCGGTGTGTAAGAATAAAGATATCAGTACACTACTTGCAGATAACGTTGATGAGCTATTTACATCACATAGAGACATATGGGAAAGCCTAAAGTCATACTACTACAAGTTTAAGGCAGTGCCAGAAGCAGGCGTTCTTATGGAACGTCATAAGGACTTTGAGCCAGTAGAGGCTAAGGCGGAGACTGGATACTATCTAGACATATTAAAGAATGAGTTTATCTCAAACAAACTAAAAACTATTATCTTGCGTGGAGGATCTGCACTCAAAGAAGATGCAGCATCTAGAGTTCTTGCACAAATGCAAAGCGACTTAGCAAACCTAAGCAGATTTACAAACAATGTTCGTGACTTAGATATTATTGATGTAGAAAATGCAGCACGACACTATGAAGCAGTTAAGGAGAGATCTTCCGTTATGGGAGGCGCTCCAGGAATTCTTACAGGGTTTGAAGCAATTGATAAAGCATACCCAACAGGAATGGCTCCAGGACATCTTATCGTTGCTATTGGTTGGCCAGGAAAAGGTAAGACTTGGTTTACTTCATACCTTGCTTGCAAGGCTTGGGAGCAGGGCTTTAAGCCAATGATTGTATCTCTTGAAATGTCACCAGAGAATATGCGTGACCGTATCTTTACAATGCTTGGCTCAGGTATTTTCCGTGCAAGTGATTTGTCAAAAGGTGATATTAACATTGATGATTTCCGTAACTGGGGAAACAAAAAGTTTGAGGGGAAGAATAGTTTTGTTCTAATCTCAAATGAAGGTGCATCAGAAGTAACACCTGCAACGATCCAAGGTAAGATAGATCAGCATAAGCCAGACCTAGTTATCCTAGATTACCACCAGCTATTTAATGACAACAAGCGAAGCAACTCTGAAGTAGAAAGAAATAGAAACGTTTCTCGTGAGTTCAAAATGCTTGCCGTATCAAACAACATTCCTATTATTGATATTACTGCAGCCACGGCAGATGATGTATCTGATCAAGATAATCCGCCAATGATGAGCCAAGTTGCTTGGTCAAAGGCAATTGAGTATGATGCTGATATGGCTCTAGCCGTTCACAGATACCCACAAACTAATATGATTGAGATTGTCTCTCGCAAGAATAGACACGGTCATGATTTTAATTTCTATCTAGACTGGGATATCAACCGTGGTATCGTCAAGGAGATTTACGAGAATCCATTCCAAAAAGATGAACCACAAACAGATAAAAAGATTTCAAGTAAGGGTTGAGTTTGCTGACGATTCTGGTATACCTAGATTAAGATACCAGTACGAAAGCATGCTGACTCACGATATGAGAAGCAAAGGTTATGTCAGAGTACTTGACATAGACACTAGTTTTTCGATAGACTTTGACGGACAAACTTGGGTGTTCTTAATGACACTCTATGGAGTATACGTAGGAAAGAAGAAGGCATGGCTATCAGAGGGTATAACGCAAGGAAAATTGATTCCACGCAATATGCGCCCAACCATATCAAGTCAGTAATAAAAGCTTTAGGCTTAGATATAGTTGCGGAACCAGGTAATGAGGTTATGTTTTACTGCCCGTTTCATTCTAATAGACATACTGCAAGTTGCTGCATAAACAAATCTTCAGGGGTATGGCTATGCTTTAATCCATCATGCGGAGAGTCTGGAACATTAACTGAATTAGTTAGACGTGTGCTGCACAAAAATGACTTCGAAGCAATTAGATTTATTGCAACGCAAGAGCAAGCGGCCCTAAATAATTTTGATGAGATTATGGCAAATATGTTTGAAGAAAAACCAGACTTCGAAGAGTTTTCACAAGAGACCTTAGATAGACTTCATACAGATCTTTTAGCAAGCCAAAGCGCAAAAGACTATCTTAAATCAAGAAGTATTAATGAAGAGTCTATGAACCATTTCGGATTGGGATATTCTACTTCAATGAATATGGTTATTACTCCAGTACATAGTCCAGACGGAACCCCCATTGGTTTGGTAGGAAGATCAATTGAAGGCAAGTCATTTAAGAATAGTACCAACCTGCCTAAGAGCAAAACTTTATTTAATGTACACCGTGCTAAGAGAATTGGTGAGCATGTTATTGTAGTTGAGTCTAACTTTGATGCAATTAGAATACATCAAGCTGGATTTCCAAACGTAGTAGCAGTGCTTGGTGGGGTATTGTCGACAGAGCAGCACAAGCTTTTAAATAGATATTTTAATAAGATAACAGTAATGACAGACGCAGATTTGGCAGGCAGAGAGCTAGGCTTGAGCATAGCCAATAGATTAAAGAATAAAGACCTCTTGTGGGCTTCTTACGAATATGGTAAGATATATCCACATGATGCAAAAGATGCTGGTGATATGACTGACGAAGAAATTAAAAGCTGTATTAAAAATGCAGTGTCAGACATAGAATACAGATCTTGGACCCCATAATAAAAACAAACTAAAGATGGATATACACCATCAACTATATGAAATGAGGAAACATGGGAATAGTAAGAGGGTTGAAAGACCTTAACAAAGTAATGGACAAGCCACAGTCTTCAGGTGGAGACGGTACAAAGGCTCGTTGGGTTAAGTTAGAGGATGCAGAAAGCGTTAAAGTTCGTTTTCTTCAAGAACTTGATCCAGACTCACCTACCTACAATGAAAAACTAGGTCTTGGATTTATTGCAGTAGAACACACAAATCCAAAAGACTATCGCCGTAAGGCCCTATGCACAATGGAAGACCAAGGTAAGTGCTACGGTTGCGAACAACACCGCAAGGATTACAAGGCAGGATGGAAGGGTCGTTCACGACTTTACATTAATGTTCTTGTAGATGATGGCAAGGAAGATCCTTATGTAGGAATCTTGTCTCAGGGTTCAAGTGGTAAGACAATCACACCAACACTTATTGAGTATGCTGGAGAGATGGGAAGCATTACTAACCTAATGTGGCGCATCAAGCGTACTGGTACAAAGACAGACACAAGTTACACAATTATCCCGCTTGCAAAAGATGAAGCACCATTTGATGGTTCATCACTTGAGCTTTATCAGCTTGAGGATACAGCAGTGCGTGACATGCCATACACAGAGCAAGAAGCATTTTTTGCTGGTGAAGCAAATGGCGAAGAGTCTACTTCTTCAAGTAGCGTAGACTGGTAATAGGTTAAGAGGCGGAGAGTTAAATGAAATTTACACATTTGCATGTGCATTCCTACTATTCTTTAATGGATGGTCTTAACTCTCCCCTCGAACTTGTTCGTGCTGCAAAAGAGGCGGGGCAGACAGCAATAGCAATTACAGATCACGGTACATTATCATCACACCGTGAAATGCAAATTGCCTGTAAAGAAGAAGGCATAAAGCCAATCCTTGGAGTAGAAGCCTACATATCTCCAACAGATAGATTTGACAAGGCTTCAAAGACAGACAAATCTATTCAAGCGTATAACCATATCATCCTGTTAGCAAAAAATAAAAAGGGATTAGAGAATATCAATACTCTCCAAGAGCTTGCTTGGAACGAAGGCTTTTATCATAAGCCTAGAATTGATAGAGAAGTATTAGATCTATATAGCGAAGGCATTATTGTTTTGAGCGGATGTCTTAATGGATTAATTAGTAAGGCTATTGATAGAGGCAGTCTAGATGAAGCCAGAACTCTCCTTGAAGGATTTAAGAAAACATTTGGCCCAGACTTTTATGTTGAGGTTCAATCCCATAACCCTGAACCAATTAACTCTGCCCTATTAGAATTAGCGGATGAACTTAAAATTAAGGCGGTGGCAACAGGAGATGCTCACTTTGCTAAAGAAGAAGATAGAGTCCTAGAAGAGGCAATGCTCATATTGTCGACATCTCCTAAGATGGATAAAGATGCTGACTTTGAAATGTCTAGACAGATTAAAGATATTAATGAAAGACTAAATTACCTATATCCAGACCGTAGAATATCCTTTCAAGACTACAATCTATTCATTCAATCAAGAGATGAAATTGAGGCTGACTTCAATAAGGCTGGTATTACTCGTACAGATATATATGAGAATACTATGGAGATTGCAGATAAAGTTCAGGAATACGATTTTAACAGTGGTTTAGACCTGCTCCCAGTCCCTAAGACAGATGCCGACGAGAAGTTGTCTCAGATGGCCTCTGAAGGCCTTAAAAGGCTAGGCCTACAAGACTCTCAAGTCTACATTGATAGGCTTAAAGAAGAGCTATCTGTAATTAAAGATAAGTCCTTTGCATCATACTTCCTAGTTGTAGCAGATATGATTAACTGGGCAAAGAGTAATGATATTAAGGTAGGCCCAGGTCGTGGATCCGCTGCAGGCTCATTGGTCTGTTATGCGCTTGGAATTACGGATGTAGATCCAATTAAATATGACCTGCTGTTCTTCCGTTTCATTAACCCAGAACGTAATGACTTTCCCGATATTGATACAGACTTTGAAGACCGTCGTCGTAAAGAAGTTAAAGATTATTTAAAGAAGAAGTTTAAGCACGTTGCATCTATTTCAACATACACTTACTTTAAAGATAAGGGTGTAATTAGAGATGCTGCTCGTGTATTCATGGTTCCTCTTTCAGATGTTAACCGTGCAATGAAATCTATCGATACCTTTGAAGACTTTGTTGAATCACCAAATACTAAAGAGTTTAGAACTAAGTACCCTGAAGTCCTGTGGCTTGCGGATAGACTGCGTGGAAGAATTAGATCTGTTGGCGTACACGCTGCAGGTGTTGTAGTTGCAAAAGATGATTTAAGAAAGTATGCTCCTGTTGAATCAAGAGCTGATGCAAGTGATTTAGTATCAGGTAGAATTCCTGTCGTTGCATACGATATGGATACGGTTGCGGATATAGGTCTTATTAAACTAGATGCACTAGGACTTAAGACCTTATCTGTAATTTCAGATACCCTTGCTTCAATTAAAAAGCGTTCAGGGAAAGATATTAATCTTTCTGCGCTAACTCTTGATGATCCAGATGTTTACAAGGTACTAAGCGAAGGATATACAAAGGGAGTGTTTCAGGCAGAAGCAACCCCTTATACTAATTTGCTAATCAAGATGGGTGTAGATAAGTTTGAAGATCTTGCTGCATCAAATGCTTTGGTTCGTCCAGGAGCCATGAATACAGTAGGCGCTTCCTATATTAAGCGTAAGCACGGGGATGAAGCAGTCCAGTTTATCCATCCAATTATGAAGCCTTTTACTGAGAATACATACGGTGTTATTATATATCAAGAGCAAGTTATGCAGGCATGCGTACACTTGGGAGGTATGACTTGGTCAGAGGCTGATAAGGTCCGCAAGATTATTGGAAAGAAGAAAGATGCAAAAGAGTTCGACCAATTCAAAGATAGGTTTATTGATGGGGCTTCAAAACACATTTCTAAGAAGCAAGCCGAAACGCTCTGGCATACTTTCGAGGCTCATGCTGGTTATTCTTTTAACCGTTCCCATGCTGTTGCTTACTCTATGCTTTCTTATTATACTGCTTGGCTCAAGACTTATTATCCTTTGGAATTTATGTTCTCGATTCTTAAGAACGAAAATGACAAAGATGCGAGAACGGAATATCTAATTGAAGCAAAGCGACTAAAGCTTAGCATTAAACTTCCGCATATCAATGAATCAGATGTATTCTTTTCTTTAAAGGAAGACTCGATTAGATTCGGTCTTGGAGAAGTAAAGTTTATTTCAGATAGTATTGCTAACAAGATCATTGATCATAGACCTTTTAATTCTTATTCAGAGTTTATCGATAAAGCTTCCAAGAAAGGTAGCGGAATCAATAGTCGTGCCATCTCTGCTTTAAATGCAATCGGAGCGGCGGCATTCCCAGATAACCCTAGAAGCGGAAATGAAAAAGATAGTTACTACGAGTATCTAGGTATACCTACATTTAACCTAGAGGGAATTCCACCACGTATTAAGTCACAAGCAAGACCGATTGAAGAGTTTGAGGACTTAGGTTCATTCGTTATGTTTGGCATGGTTAAATCAATTAAGCGTGGTAATGGATGGGCACGTATTGAGCTTGTAGATGAAACAGGATCGATTGGTCTATTCCATACAGAGCAAACTCAAATCGAGACGGGCCAGATGTATTTTATTCTTGTAGGAGATAATAGAATTGCACGTTATGTAAAGGTTAGCGAGATTGACCCAACAGGGTCCAACTCATTTGTAGACTATCTATATAAGAAGCAGTATGACCTTGACGAAGACGAGTATATTGTAGTAGACTTTACTCCATACGTAACAAAGGCTGGCAAGACAATGAGCCATATAATTCTTTCAAATGCACAAAAAGAATTGACTAGAGTAATTGCTTTCCCAACAATGTATAAGATGTCTCTTGCTAAGATGCGAGAAGGTATGAAGTGTAATGTTGTTCTATCGACTTTGGATGATGGAACCTTAATGGTAAAGGAAATAAAATGACAGAAGATGTTGATGGTTTAATTACTTCAATTAGTATGAATCAGGTTCTAGTCGCACTACTTGAAGAATATGGAAAGCTAACGGTTCCGACCCTTAGATTCCTAGATGTCAATGTAAGCAATAAGGATTTAGTTATAGATTATGACGAGGAAGGCCCGTCATTTACTTTTAGTTTAAGGGAGAAAAATGGAGTCGAATCAGATTCTAACTGAGTATGGTCTAGACGCTTTGTCTGCCATTCTTCACGAGACCGCAAGAGAAAAAGGATTTTGGGATGGAGAATATAACCATGACAAGATCGGAAATAAGTTAGCCCTAGTACATTCAGAAGTAACTGAAGTGTTGGAGGCTATCAGAAAGTCAAAGGGAAGCGAAAGCATTGTAGAAGAAATGGTAGATGTAATAATTAGACTACTTGATATTTATGCTGCAATGAGAAATGAAGAACAGGTATTACATAGCCTAGATGAAATTCTAGAAAAGAAAATGAATATAAATAAGGAACGCCAAAGGCTTCACGGAAATTTATTTTAATGCTATACTATAGGAAAGAAAGAGTTTAAATGACAATAGAAATAGACAGCATTTTAGCTAAGCTAGATCCAAAAACAAGAGCACGAGTTCAGTCTGCACAGGATGTCCAAGTTGAAAAGCAACTTACTCCTAGTATCGGATTAAACTTTGCGTTGCGTGGAGGGCTGGGCTACGGAAGACAAGTACTTGTATGGGGTAATAAGTCTGCTGGTAAATCTTCTTTCTGCCTACAGATGATTGCTCTTGCACAAAAAGAAGGCAAGACATGCGCTTGGATTGATGCAGAAGCTTCCTACGACCAATCTTGGGCAGAGCAACTTGGAGTAGATTCCTCTTCCCTTATTTACTCACCAGCAAAAACTGTTAATGATATGGTTGATGTTGCTACCAAGTTAATGGACGCAGGAGTTGATATGATTGTAGTAGATTCAATCTCAGCCTTGCTTCCTGCTATCTATTTTGAAAAAGACGGAAACGAAATGAAGGATTTGCAAGATACTAAGCAAATCGGCGCTGAAGCAAAGGATATGACCCACGCAGTCAAGATGTTAAACTATGCAAACAAAAACACACTACTTGTTCTCATCTCACAACAACGAAATCAATTTGGATCTATGCATGCTAGTCACATCCCCACAGGTGGCATGGCAGTCAAGTTCTTCTCTTCCACAGTCATTAAACTCTGGTCGTCTGAAGCTGAGGCGAATGCTATTAAGGCTGGGGTTAAAGTTGGCGACAAGATCATTGAACAAAGGGTTGGACGACCAGTTAACTGGATTGTTGATTACAACAAACTCGGCCCCCCAAATCTATCGGGACAATACGACTTCTACTATCAAGGGAACGTTCTTGGTGTAGACAGTGTTGGAGAAACTTTAGATGTTGCTGAAATGTGCGGCATAGTAGAAAAGGGTGGAGCATGGTATACAGTAAATGGAGAACGTTTTCAAGGACGTGCAAAGGCTGTAGCGTATTTAAAGGAAAATCCAGATGTTGTAGACAAATTAATAGGCGAGATAAATGCCAAACATTAATGAGTTTCTTAATCAACCAGAGCGTATCTTTTCTCCAGAGCTTGAGAAAATAGGCGGATCAAAGCCATGCAGTAAGTGTGAAAAGGATTCAACAGAATATTTTTGGGATGCAGTTACTACAACGATATCTTGGGAATGTCCAGACGGACATAAGAATTCTTATTCGGTGGGATAATGTCAGAGAGAGCAGAAGTAAAGCGTGACGGGGCTAAGGCTCAGAAGAACAGCGGAAGAGGGGATTACCAGAAAGGTGATGCTCAATGGAAGCAATTCCTTGTAGATTATAAAGAAGCTGGAACATCCTTTACTTTAAACAAAGATAACTGGGCAAAGATATGCACGGATACCTTTAAAGTAAATAGAGATATGTATCCAGCATTAAAGATTATTATAGGAGCAGAGTCTAAGGTTAGACTAGGTATTATTGAGTGGTCAGTTCTCGAAGAGTTGATCCAGTTTTATGAGGAGAACCATGATTAAAGAAGTATTTCTAACAACACTTACAGGCGCAGGAGTAGGCATTGTTTTTGCTTTGTTTAAGTTGCCAGTACCAGCGCCACCAGTATTTGCTGGACTCATGGGAATCTTTGGATTATGGCTGGGATATGGTTTAGTTGGAAGGTTTGCATAATGGAATTGTTTTTGATTTGCGGTATTGCAATAGGGTTTTTGATCGGATACCCGTTGGGTTTATTTATAGACAAACTAGATAAGGATATTAAAAATGACGCAAGATAAAAATACTCTTGAGCTAATCAGCGAAATAACAGAGTTCAATGACCTTCATGAGTTTATGAAAGATGAGCACCTGGATAAGGCTTTGGCCATCGTTGTAAAGCTTCTTATGAACCCCGATGTCCCTTCAGCAAAAGCTCCTATGCTTATTATGGAACTACAGGCTATGTCAACTAAGTTTGCAGTAATGTCTTCTATCTATTCAACTATTGCTAAGGATAAAGCAGGCACGGTAAATAACAATAAAAAGAACGTATATTATTCAGTAAAGGAGTC